ATGTACATCCGAACCCGGACGGATCCCGCAAGAAATGCGATAATTGCATGATGTTCATCTCTGGAGAAAAGCAGTGCGAAATCCACGACGTGAACATAGCCGTTACGAAGGATATGACCTGCGGCTACCATGTCTACGGAAAGGTGCACGCCAAGAGGATGCATCAGCCAGACGGCGAACACCTGGACGCCGTGGACCCGAAGCACAGCGGGTTGGCCGAAGTCAAGGGCGGAACAAGCTGCAACATCTGCGAGTATTACCGCAAGATCGATGACGGCAAAGGAACCTGCCTTGTCGTGCAGGTTGGCGTTGGCGAGTCCGGGTCAGCCGGCAAGCTCGCCACCGTCGAAGCCCTCGGCTGTTGCGCCAGGTGGGAGAAAAAATAGCTATATGAATAGCCTTTCGAGGATGCGCAAAATCAGGGGCTCCCCTTACTCTCCTCGCATAGCCGAGTCTAGGAGGTTGGTTTTAGTGGCTCAGCTCCAATTCAGAGACACGTTCGGAGCCCGTCTGCTGTTATTCGTTTGGGATAAAGATCTCTTTCCTGCTCCAAGTAAAAAGAAGAAAAAGAAACGCCGCGACAGTCTTGGACTTATTATCGGCCGGCGCGGGATGCCCAGGACCAGGACCAATAGAAAGAAAGTGATCGGGGCGAAGAGGTTATGACTGGCGTATTCGCCAAGCCAATGGTTTTTAGCCCAGTGATGGCAACGGCCATTTCCATTGTCGAAAGCGCGGCCTACGATGACCAGATGAGGCAGGCCAGGCGATTTATTGATGAGCGAACCCTCACCAATATCGAGTACGATAAAATCATATCGAACTGTGGAAAGATTTCAGACCCGCCCGACCTTGGCTATAGAATTCTGAATTTCCTGTACTTCTAACGGTATAAGATGAGCAACCCGGGAGGCTCCCCATGAATATGGGATTGCTCGTTCAGGACGTTATGTACGGAGAAAAGGTCCACAGGATTCTCCAAGAGATCGATTTGTTCCACGCGGAGATTTGTGATGAGTACACACCAATCAAACAAGTCGTCATAGAGATCAAGGATTGCCCGTCATTCCGAAATCTCATGAACGAAGTTAATAGGATAGTTGCATTCCGCATCATCATTCGCGAGATGTATTTTAGATATACATCAGTCTCCAGAGAGACTATCTTTCCCATTATCATTGTCCACCTTTTGCTTCTTAGGCAGGAGTACCTCCTGGAAACTACGCGGCCCGAGGCTGTTGTCCAGGCGGCGGCGAGCGAAACAGTCAGGTGGATCTTGATCGGCCACGAACTGGGATACCTTTCCTGTCCTGATCTTCGGGCCGAGTACAAGGAGACTCTCGGCAATACGTATAAGAATTGGATTAAAGAGAGGAAGTCCGCAGAGGAGACGATTGCAAGGGGCACCCCACCGTCCGGCTGTTACTTCTAAAAGGAAACCCCATGAGTAAAAATAAAAAGATTAGTATCGGCTGGGAGATTTCAAAGTTCATGCACGAGGAGGGCATGGGCGATAATGACACATGGAAATGCGTCAGGATGCTCGTAATCATCGGGATGAATCTAACCACATACGGCCAGAGCAGAGTCGTCGACCTGGGCGACGTATGGTCTGAGTGGAAAAAAGGAACCATGAAGACGTTCTGGTACAAAAAGATAATGCGAGACGCCAGCAGGGATTTTGTGCTGAAGGTCGTTTGCGGGGGACTAACTGCCGCGAGAGCCGTCTGGCGGTTAGATGCGAAAAAATCGGAACCGCAAACTCCGGCCTCCGAACAACAGTTGCTGATTTACATCTGGCTCATCGAGTTGATCCAGGGAGCAAAGTGTAGGCCGCAAGGAACCTTGGGCGACCTGGCCCTGAAATGGTACGGATACGCCGTTTCGATGAACCGGAGCGCCCTATGAGCCTAGGCGAGATGATCATGGATTTCTGGTACGATACGCCAGAGTTCAGGCGGATTGTGGCAAGAGCGGTCTACACGATGGGTGTATCTGGATATGGCCGGACTCCCATCAGCCCGGAGTTGCGAGACAAGATAGTCAACAGCAGGTTCGTCAAGCCTCTGTCCCGGATGCCCACGGTCGCCATCAGGATCGTTCTGAAGACGCTGGCTAGAAGAAAAGTGTCCTGGGCTGGCTCGCTGATAAGATGGCTCAATCAAAACTACCTCTATTTCTCCCCAGAGATAGAGCAGGAGGCATGGGGGCACATGGAGCTTCTCGAAGTTCTTCGCATACACGCAAACATATCCGGATTCTACATCCGGAGTATGAAAACGAAGAAAGGGGACCATTGCTTGAATAATTGGTTCAAGTGGGCTATAAAGAGGAACTACCTATGACGCTTGGAAAGAAGATCTTCGCCTTCCTGGGCGAATCATCTACCTACTTTCAGCTTCTAGAATATATGTTCAAAAACATCCGGAGGAACATATCTAAATACGATAGCGGGTGGACTTGGGGCGAGTTCGACACAGCATCATTCAAGTACTCGCTATTCATCAATTTCGAGTGGGACTACAGCGCCTTCTTCTTCTTCCTGCGAGCCCTGAACTATGAAATATCAACGAACGGAGTAAATGAGGATTGCCGCACGTGGCCATTCTCGTTCGTCATCGAGCGCCTGTGGGGAACCATGACGCCCGAACCTAAGCCGCAGGGAGGATCGCCGGAGGACTACATTAAATGGGCGGAGACAAGGAGCTATCTATGATGGTCGCAACTGGCTATAATAGCCAAAACTATGGAGGGAGCATTATGAGAGCTGACGAACTCTCGGTGCTCGAAAGGTTCCTCGATCATGCGGAACAGTGGATCAGAGAGACCAAAAACATATCCGGCACCGAGAGGTTCTTTAATGAGAACCATCGTAAAATCGTCGAGATGGGTAAGGACGTTATCCCCATCCTTCTCGATGACATGGCCAGTGGATTAGAAACAGACGAGGGCCCGACCCATTGGTTTTGGGCCCTCAAGCTCATCACAGATGAAGATCCTGTTCCAGAGAAAGAACGAGGTAACGTCGAGCTCATGGTAGAACGGTGGATCGAATGGGGGAGAAAGAATGGCAAGATCAAAAAAGAAAGAGAAGGCAATTAGGCCGAAGGATTGGGAGAAGCGTAAGACCGCGCTTGAGCGGAGAGATCGTGCAATAGAAAGACTCTTAAGACCTGAAGATCTAAAGCGTTAGAAGAAAGTTTCCGGGAAATGAATCCGGGACTTTCTTCCGCCCCTAGCTAAAGAAAAAGGGCGAGAGCCCCATTTCTTTACCCATCACCACAGAGGATAATATCCCCAAGCCCATGCTCCGGGATGTTTCTTCTGGAACTCCTTGAACTTCTCGCACTCGTGCCCGTACCCTTTCCAAATGTCGAACAGGTGCGAGTCGAACTTTTTTGATCTTCCCTTGAGGTAATCCCATGCATTTGAGATCACGATCTTAACTTCCGGGAAGTCCTTCTTCAAGATCTCTCCGAAATATGCGGCGATGTACGGGTTGATCTCCACGATCGTCACGGACTTGACGCTCTTCTTCTCGCACACCTTTCGCGCCATCCATCCCATTCCGAGCCCGGCAATGACTACGTTGCCCTTGGCCTTCCTGATGCCAGGCCTGAGCGTCATGATTTCGTTGGGCGACAGACTCATCCAGGTGCCGCCTCCTTCCCTGCTCAAGACCGGGACGTTCACGGGGCCGGTAAAGTATACTATCCCCTGTTTGGTGGCCCCCTGAGCAACCCGGAGGCCGTTACGGATCCAATTGAAGCCGGAGGGCGCGGCCAGGAACGAATATGTCCATACCGAGTCCCACCTGTGGGTGTGGAAAATCCTACGGTAGAGTCTGCACTGGCCGATCGAGATCTCTTCGCATTTAGCGGAATCGTCCGAAGTTTTCATCTTTGTGAGCATGGGCATTTGCTTGTTTACCCACCTGTTGTAACTCTTGGCGTCGATCAATAGTTTCGTTTTGAACTTGACGCTATCATCCCACTGGATCGCCCCCTCCTTCTCCCAGCGATTCAGTTCCGGCATCGGACGGCGGCCCTTCTTCTTTTTCTTCTTTGTCTTTGTCGCAGACATACTTATCTCCTTCTGACGACTCGAACTCTGACTCCGGAGGATTGACCTCCTCGTAGGGGTTCCCGTCGAACATCCTCGCGATGGGAATGAACTCGTATGCTGGCTCGCCCATCTCTTCATTCCAGGTCATGTTCGATGCACAGACGACAAATACAGGTTTTCCGGTCTTTGCGTCTGTGCACTCCATCAGGGCGATACTGTCGTCCTTGAAGGCCCGACGGAGCGTCTCAAAGTTGTTTCTGTGTCCTTCTGGGATGGCCATGGCTACTCCTCCGCCTCGTCTTCCTCAGGTTCTTTGCCGCCTTCCTCTTGAATCCGCGGAGGACTTGTGAATGCGTGGGTCACGTTCGTCGATACCCGGAAGTCGCATCCGCACTCGCATGACGAATCGTGATCTCCGTCCTCGAATAGATCATACTCCTCGGAGTGATAGGGGTCCCATTGGAGTCCGCACTTCGGACACCTGACGAATTTCCTGCTGGTGACCTCGCCCTGATCTTCCTCCAGTCTCTTGCAGTCACCGCACTTCCACTTCCTCCCTTTCGGGAAAATAATGAAGTCGCACTGGCAGACGTGGCATATCTCTCCGTTCTCGATCCTGGCCTTCCTGTATGCAGTCCAGTCTTCGCTGTCATCTTCCTTTTTGTAGTCTTCTGATTTTACCCTCGGTACTCGGTTGTCCATGGTAGCCTCACTTGAATGCGCCGATGATCGACAGGACGATGTGCCAGAGAAGACCGGTCACGAGCAGGAAAAACGAAAGGCCCGTCCAGATCGATGCGATAGCTGCGAATAAGATTACGAAATCCTCGGCTTCTCCTTTCCCCTTTGCCACGATCGTCATGCTGACGACGAGCAACACAAATCCACCCGCGGTGCAGATAGCCGACCAATACATGAGGCTGTTTGACGTTAAGGCTTCCAACTTTTGAGTCCTCCTAGTGTTGTGGGTCCTGCCTCGGGAGTAGTTATCCCCAGACTATCAACAAAAAAGACGGCCGATACCGAGGTTTGAACCCAATATCGACCGTCTTGGACAGGCAATTAACTACTGCGCCCTCACGCGAAGTTTGGTCGCCTTAGGCGTCATGCTCATCGGATCGCCCTTGCGCCACTTGTTCCAGCAGTTGATGCACACACGGTACATCACCTCCGGAGGCGCGGACTTTTTCATGTTGACCCGGTATGTGGCGCCAGTGGTGTGGTCAGCCAGATACTTCCTGAGTCTCCACCTGGCATCGGTCTTGTTGGTGAGGTCAAGACCGGTGATGACGGGACCCCAGAACTGGCCGGCCATCCGCGGCACTTTGTCGTAGGTCGCCATCATGCAGGCGATTACGGGCTGCCTTTTCACGTCGCCGATGCTGTCTTTGTTGTCCTGGAGCATAAGCGCAACGGAGCGAAAGGTCTGGGAGTGCTCCTTTACAAGCATCGCCATCTCTTCGTTGCGGTGACGCTTGCGATCTGTGGACTTTTCGAATAGCCACATCTTCATCCCTGAAACCAGGGCGCTAATGAGGGACATGTGGACACCTGTTGTGACCTCGGTGTCGGCCAGGCGCACTTTGGTGAGATGCCCTTCTGACCGCGGCAAGCTCTGGTCAAACATGCTGTAGATCGACTTGAGGTCCTCTTTGGTGTCCACGCTGTAACTGATCTCGCGGACCTGGAGTTCGTAGTCTGATGGCATGTTGACCAAGGCCCAACAGGTGTGCTGGCCGTTGATTTTGTATGTGACGTGGTCGTATCGGCAGGTAGCCAGGGTGACCAGTTTGTCGTCGAAAGATCCGCGCTTCATGCGGTCCCAGAGTTTTTGGACGTGGTCCTCGGAAATATCCCGCTCGCCGGCGAAAATCGGCAGTGCGCAGTATCTGTACGCCTTCTCGTGGCCCAAAACGGTTTTCCTGTCGGAGATGACCGTGCACTTCGGAGCTCTGATCCCGGGAACGTCCGGAAGATCCGTATTGACTTTGAATCGGAGGCGCTCATCCGGCCCCTTGTCTTCGGCGGCCCTGCGCGCCGCCTTCCGTTTCTGGCTTTTATTTTTCTTGCTTCGTTTGGATGCCCGCTTCCGTTTGGGATTCGGCATTTCCTGTAGCCTCCATTTCCAGTGATTGTTGTTGGACCGTAACTAGCCCTTGAGAATAACCTTATCCCATTTAATTTTGACCATCCGTTTAAGTGACATTTCGGCTTTCCCTAAAAATTCTCCTACAAGCCACTCGTCTGCGATACCAAAGTACGGAGACCATGGCGGCGTCTCTTTCCTGCGCCACATAAAGCCTTTCGTGCGATCAACGAAGTCGGGGAGCGAGTAGCTGTACTCGGGGAGCCTATCGAAGAGCTCTTTGTTCATCGTGATCTCTTCCCGAGCGTCATACGGGAGGGTCTCGCCATTGGCCATCCTGTGAATTTGCAACCTAAGCCGTTCTACCTCGTCCCGGGATTGACGATGGGCGGACTGAGCCCTTTGGGCCATCCGTAACCTTTCGTCCCCCGTAATCTTGGTGTCTTTGACTTTAAGGCGCTCCACGATAAGCTCCTGCTTCAGTGTATCTCTCTGCTGTTTCAGCTTGAAGCACAGCGCCTTGTGTAATTGGATCTCTTCTTTCTTCTTGGCTAGTTTCCCTCTACCCATCCCTAGGCCTCCGCATCGTCTGGCTGAGGAATGATCTCGAAAAATACATTGCTGTCCCCGAGCTGTTTCTCGAACATCTTCATCCCTAGGAAGTCGGGATCTTGATACATGCGAACGGTAATGGCTCCTGCCGTCCTCTCCATGGCACCAGGGATGCTGCCAAGGTATCCATCCGTGATGAGGATCAGATGGTCTACAGGGTCTTTCCTCAGCAATTCGCCCATCCTATTCAAGGACGACGCTCCGTACCGAAGATCTAGTTTCCCGAGATCTAACTCGTAGAGGTCCACGACTTCATCAAAATCCACCGTCCCCGTGAAAAAGATCAAGCGCACCTTTTCGTGCCCCATCTCCATCCTGAGTTGCTCAATCAGTTTGTTCCCGCGAATGTCGTCTGCGAACGACCCGCTGTGGTCAATCGCGATTGCCGTGCTCATGTCGATTCTCCTATCGCCTTAAGGACAGAGGCTTTGTCTTTGGTTAGGATGAAGATCTTCCGGAGGCCCTTGCCATCATAGGCCTTCACTTCGATTCCCCCATCCAGATCTTTGGAGAATCGGACTGTCCCCGGAGCATATCTGTGGCGTGCGGACTCGGGCACGCCCAAGATGATTTTCGCGCCGAGACGCTCCATTTTCGACGCGAATCGCCTCAAGTGTTTGGAGATGCTGCTGTGCTTACCCCTTTTCTTTGTCTTTCCCATGGAGAGTCACCTCGATTGACTCCTTGATCTTTTTGACACGGTCCACGATGGCCATGTCCCTTTGGTAACTTCCAGTCCCATATGCAGTTGTATGCATGCCTGGTTCAGAATGACGCGCCCATACCGGGATAAGAGACAAAAGAAATTCTGCATCTTCAGCGAGCTGTTTGGTTTCCGGAATGACGATAGCGGCTTCTCGTTCCACCTTATACCCAATCTCGTCCTTTGGAAGTTCGAGTAGCCTTGAACCAAATCCTGTATTTGCCTCCACCCCTGTTTGGGGCATATCAAGCCGGAGCCACGCGATCTCCCACTCCGAGCGGCTCCAGAATTTCACCCAATAGTATCCAGGTTCAAACCGGGCCTTGAGCTCACTCTTTGCCATCGTCCTTGCCCTCCACCGTTTCGTCACTCTCCACCGGATGACACACCGATCCGCACTTGGGGCACTCGCCCGATGGCATGATCTCGCCGGGCTGGACTCGCTCATAGAGCTTGTGTATTTCACCCAGAGACTCGTATAGCCAGTATTCCTCGCAGTTCTGACACTGGTGCAGGCCGACAACGCCGGACGGCTTTTTCATGGTGACTTTTTCGTCCGCAACCCTGGCCTCAGCTACTCTGGCCAGGGCCGACATGGTGCCATTGAATGTATTCTCAATGATCTCGGCCACAATTCTGGTGTTCTCTTTCGAGTCTGGGCCGAATGTTGTTCCCGAAATCGTGACTGCTGCCTGCCTGGACAGCTTTCTTGCAACCGTCTGTCTAGCCAATTTCCTTGATCTCCTTTTTCACATCTTCGATCTTCTTCCGAAGATGGACCAGTCCATGCGGGAGAAAGTCGTGGACCTCATCCTTCTCGACGACCATCCTTTGCAAGCCAATGCCTTTTCTGAGCCTCAAGATGCTTTTCGCAACTCGGATAGGCTTGTCTCTCGCCTCTGCCGTAGCAAACCAGTGCGCCCATCCGAGCACTGTCATCAAGAGTGCGAACGTCAGCGTGTAGCCATTCCCTGTGTATGAGGCGATGACGTAGAGAACGATGGATAAGATGAACGCCGCCCGCCCTTCCCTTTCCCTCGAGAAATAGATCTTCCTGGCATCCCTGTACTCCAGGAGCATATCGTAGTGCCTGTTCTCCATCTTGAACAGGTGCATGAGGCGTTCTCGGTTATATCCCATCTCTCTGCCTCCTGGCCCCTAGGGAGCACTCTTTGCAAAGGAAGTCTGGCGACTCGAACTCAACCTTTCTCTGATAACACTTGTGGCAGGTGTCAGGCGCCAGGACGTTCATGACGATTTTCTTAATCGCCCCTGTCAGCAGTTCAGGCTTGTCCTTATTCTTGCTACACTCATGCATGACAGACCCGATTGCCCGGATCAGATTCGTCCGGTACTTCTCCAGGTCCTTGATCTTCTCGCGCTGAGTGTCACCGCACTTGATTGCCGTGTCCAGTCCTGCTTTCAGGACTGTCAGGCTCTCATCATCGGCCTTCAGTGCAGCCAAGATGATCGGGTGGATCTCCTTGATGTAGACGAAGTCGGCCCAGACCGACCGCTCAGTCTTGTTTCGTCTCGCCAGCTCATGAGCCGCCGTCCCGACCTTGTGGGACAGGTCCCGCGCTCTCGCTTCTGTTGAGTCCATCTCCTTTCCTCCTAGTCAACCTCCAACGCCTTCATCAGCGCCTCCACCACTTGCAGTGATTCCTCCAGCCCCCGTTTCGTCTCCGCCAGCGCATCCGCCTGCACCGTCAGCCCATAAGACTTGAGAAACTCCGACAACCGAGAGGGCGGCTTGAAAAGTATCGACATTTCACTGTCGTCTATACGCAGTGCCACTTCCTCGTCCAGCTCGGTACCCGTCAGCACCAGAGAGCCGTGCGGCCAACCCTGGTTCGACCAAACCTCGATCAGGGGTTTCCACGCGGCATCATGGGACGAAGCCTCGTGGTGAATATCCAGCCGGTCCTTGCCCTCCTGAGGCGGAAGATGCCAGCCAGTCTTGGGAATAAGCTCTTCTTCGAAGATCATCTTGACCAGCAGCGCCCGTACCTGATCTGACAGCCTTCTTTGGACTTCCCAGACACGTTCATGTTGATCTGCAATATCTTTGTCCACTTCGGTCAGCTCATCTCGCACACGCTCCCACTCCGGTCTTGCGGGATTGGTTGTCTCATTCATCTCCCTTCCCTCCGTTAATTGTCATCTCCAATTGATCTTCGCTCGATCATGTCGGCATACTCCAGAACAATCATGAGCGCTGTCGCATCGGCGACGGTCATCTTCAGCGCGGCGGACAGGGCCTCGGGGGAGGTCGCGCCCTGTCCATTTTCATTCTCCGAGACGAACCTCATCGCCTCGTCGATCTTCATGTTGTGTTGGGCCATACGCCTCATCTTAAGCTCTTTAAGCAAGGGAAGCATCAGATCCGGCGATCCGTTTGGATCTGAACCCTTCAGGGGCCGGCCTTCTTTGGCGAACCACATGACCGTCACCTCGTGGCACTTCTCGGTGAGATTGATTAGTTCATCAAGCTTCCAGTTATCAATCGGATTCCCCATCGTCTTTCTTCCTCCCGATAATGACAGACATGAAGTCCATCGCATCGACACCCGTTGGCCCCGTGAATAGCCTGCCCCTCTGGCCCTTGAGCATTCCATCTGCCGCCTTCATGCGCGCAGAGTAATCGTCCCGTTCTGCCACCGTCCAAATGTAGGCGTGATGAATGCTCTCATTGTAGAGCATGTAGATGGCCAAACCGTTTGGGCTATGCATGCTCTCCGGCCCTCCGTTCCTTGTTGTGGGCGATCCAGAATGCCACTTTGATATTATGGGTCACATCCCTGCCCATATGGAACCATTGGTCGGCCTTGTCTATTGCGTCGTAGAAGTTTCCCTTCAACTCTAAGTCTTGCCGGTTTTCCCTTGGGTCCCAGTGGCTCACGAATGCGCGGACTCCCTGGTCTTCCCAGACGAACGTGAGGAATCCGAACTCCCTTTCTATCCTGATGTAGGCCCCGTCATCGCGCACCACGTACACGTAGGGCTTATTCACGAGCTTCTGGTCGGTGTTCCTCTTCCAGTGAGCTGGCATCTTTGGATCTGGTCGCGGCCTGCTCTTGAAGGCTTTGATCGCTTTGATCGCACATTCGATCTCGTAGAGAACGAAGGTGACTACGGTTATGAGCCCGATCAATGCGAGAATTACAAGGATGATTTCCACGGCTATCTCCTAGATCTCGAACTCGTCGCCCACCTGGATGAACCCGCCGAACCCGTCCTCGGCACCAGCATCGGGCGCCTTGGGCTCGTTGTAATGATACAGATAGATCTTCTTCTTCACGTCCTCCGGGAGCTCCTTCATGTCGTCATAGTGTGGATGGACGCCCGACCTGAATCCCGTCTCGCAGTCATGAAGGACAATGTTTGCCGTAGTGTACAGGCTATCAAGATTCGGAACAAACTGCGTGTCCCCCGTCAGGAAGATGCGGCGCTTAATAACCGGTGCTCTCGGCATCAGCATCGGCTCGATCATCAGGCCGTAGCAGAACTGGATCCGAAAGCCAGACATGACGTGTGTGGTCTGAACGGGCCGGAATATGATCCCCTCCCACGTGAAGCTCTCGTTGATATTGATAGGCTGAACGTCGAAGTACGTGGTCAGCCTCGCCTCGACCGACGTTCCGATCTTCTCCCTGACCTGAAGCGTCTCAAGACCACCTCTCAGAGACTTATCCCACAACTCCTGCATCAATCCTCCAACGCAGTAGAGCTTTGGCGGCGGGCAGTTCGGGTTGAAGAATGTGCACAGGGCCAGCCACTCCATCCCACCGATGTGATCTGCGTGGAGATGACTGATGTACACGCCGTCGATCTCCCCTACCTGGGCATTCCCGATCCCGTAGGCGTTCCTGAGCATGTCCTGGACTCGGAACCCGCAGTCGATCAGGAGTTTCTTGCCGGTGTCAGACTCGACCACCATGTTGGAGTTGCCCATCTCTGCCGCGGCGAAGGCAGAGCCGACGCCGATGAACTTGATCTTTGCTCTAGGCATGTCAGCCCTCCCGTTTGGATCGCTTGTTGAAGATGTGCGGAATCCTCTCTGGCTTTTGCTCAATCTGTTTCACGCGAATGAGCTCCGAGTGGCAGTCCCCTGGATGGCCATGTGCGATCCGGGACCGGGCGATCTCCTTTCCCTCGTCATCGACGATGCGCCACTGCCACAGATCATCCTTCTCATTCTGATAGACCTCGTAACTCATCGTCATGTCACCCCTCCAGTAGGATGTAACCCAAGTTCGATAGCCATCTATCCGCTGCGGCCCTGGCTTCCTCTGCCGTCTCGCAGATTCCGCCCCAACAGTGATGCCCCGATCCGCAAGGAGACGGGACATTCGTCTTCCACCCCCACATATCGTGCGTTTCTTCCCCGTGCGGATGAAGGTGCCCATCCAAGGTCGGATCCACGATGGCGAGCTGCTCTTTGTCGAACAGATCGTTCCTAACATATGCCGGCGGAGATCCCATGCACTCGGTCCATGGCATCGCGATCTGACACTTCTTCAAGATCTTCATCCCGGCCTTGATCGACTTCGGATCCAGAATGTTGATCTCGACGTGATCCAAACTCCGATTGATCTTAATGCAGATCTCTCGGACCTTCTTCGGCGTTACCGATGCGAATTCACCCGCGATCTGTTCGTAACTGCGGCCGGCCACATGCATCGCGTAGATCTCCCCTTCCAGACCACCGATGCTCAGCCTCTTGCTCTTTTTCGCGGTCTTCTTCTTGCTGGCCAACTTCTTGCCCTTCTTCTTTTTCTTGAGCATCTCTTATACCCCCTGAGCATCAATCCCCAGAGCGGCCAACAAGTCCTCCAGAAGGCAGCCTGGGCCGTAGTCGCAGGAAAATATCTCGACAAACTTCTCGTCCCCAGACTCGTCTTCTGCCCCGCCCCAATGCCCGGCCCTGACCTTGTCGTTGTCGATCAGGAAAAGGAATCCTTCTGGCAGATCACCAGACTGAGCCCGCTCGATGATCTCTTTCAGCTCTTCTACCGCTTCTTCGTCAACCATCCTCTCCCTCCTTGGAATTTCTGTCCATTCTGGCCAGAAGTGCTAACCCATTCGATGCTAGATCGTTCGCCTCTTTGATGAGCCCCTCCAGGTTCTCGATGGTATTCAAGAGCCCAGGAACTCTCATTCTGGCCATGTCGGCTATTTCTGAGTCTTCTCGGTCGCTCTCGAAGAACTCTCTGAGTTCGTCAATCTTTTCCTGTTTCATCTTGTCCCGCTCTCCATTCCTTATTCCTTCATCTCGTCGACACGCAAGTGCCTGTCAACGTCCTCTGCGGCGCTCTGTAAGTTAGCGAGTCTCTCACGAAATGCCTCACGCCGCTCTTGTTCCGAACAACCAGGATGGGCATAAAGTACAGGATCGAAATGCATTGGCCAGTATTTGGTTCGGTCGATCAACTTATATTGCATAGGGCGATCACCGTCAGCATCAGATCCCCATTTCTCCGCGATCAGAGCATCCATTACTGCATGAAATCTGACCATATCCTCGTCTGTGACGAGTGCGTAACCGCCGTCAGATTCCCTCCGTTCCTCCAGGAGGCTCAGGATTGCTTGACGTACTTTGTCTGGAATTTTCTTCATGCTGAGTCTCCTCGTGGTGTTTCCTCCAGTGCCACGTGTCGCACACGCGACATTTAGGCGCTGGCGCGCTCCTTGGTCTCATTGTCCCTCGTGGTATCCGATCTCCTTGAGCAGCTCCTTGTCGCTGAGGACGATGAGGGTGCAACAGATTTGTGCCGTACAAGGGGTGTCCGATTTCCTGAATCGGTGCAGCCAAGTTCCTGCAACCATCGTGGACACAGAGCATTTGTGAGTTTCGGGCGACTCGCAATACCCACACTGCCGCCGCGCCGCCGCTCGCAGGGCATTCCTCGCGCCATTTAACATCTCCTGCCGCCCGAAGGCCTCGGTTCGTGCGCCGCCCGGGTTCATCCTTACAGAAAACAACGGCTTTTTTGGCTCCTTTTTCTCCTCAGACATTGCGCATCTCCTCCAGAAGTTTCAGTTGGCCATCTTCTCGATCTTCTCGATCTTCTCGATCCTGGCCTCCATCTTTTCCATCTGGTCTATCATGATGGACAGTCTGATTGCCAGTCCAACGACCAAGATCAAGAGCAGAACCATCCAATATATCAGTGGTACGGGTTCGTCCCTACTGGACATAGTGCATCTCCGCGTAAAAGAGAGAGAAGATCGCGTGCCGGCAGATCTTCATCTCTCTCATGTTTTATCTGTCTTGGTCTGAGCGGACCGGCACATCCACCCTTACGGTATCACATGGCTGTTCTCCCCTGGCTCGTGCCATTATAGATTCCAGTCTTGCAACTTCTAAGCCTGCGGCGAATGCCACAGCTTACCTCAGACACTTGTCTTATACCGCATTCGCGCCCTGGGAGTTGTCCCGAACGCAGAAATCTCCCTTAGATCACGTTAGTCTTCTCGTCATCGCCATCGCCGACCTTGATCTCGTTGATTATCTCAGTTCCATTCTCGCCTAGGCTGCCGACCTCCAGCATCTTCTGCCGGAACCAGAGGATAATGTCCTCCAACAAGTGGTAGGTGAGTGGCTTCGGGTGAATCTGGTCGATGCCTACCGCTGCGGCCTGCGTGGAGGTTTCGAAGCACGCGCTGGTCACCATCACGATAATTGCCGTAAAGCCTCTCTTGCGCAATGCATGAGCCATGCGGAGGCCGTCCATGCGCGGCATCATGTAATCCGTGATGACCAGGTCGATCTCGTGATCCAGCGCCTTTTGGGCTCCTATTGCGCCGTTCTCGGCCGTGTGGATATGGAGCTCGGGCAGGCTTGGATGCTTGTCCCGAATCGCACCGAGAATATCCACCGTCATATCGCGCAATACTTCTTCGTCGTCCACGATTAGAATATTCATCTCTCCTCCCTCCTCTCTTCCCATTCTTCTATGGCGATCTTGATGGGCGTCATCAGTGCAATGACAAGAACCCACAGTGGCCAGAAGATCGAGCAGCCAAGTATCTCTGCCCTGCTGGCGTCTTCTTCCGTACTGGCGAGGTAGGCGATAGCCATGACCGCGCCCAGCACATACAGCGTGATTGTCATTATCATCCAGGGCATTTCAGACTCCTTTCTCGGCTGAAGTGTAAGTAATTGGCTCTATTGATCTTATACCTGAAATACGGGTAAAAAATAGGAGGCAAAAGAAGATGTGCGTACTGCCACATCTTCTGTGATTATGCCATCAGTTCGTCAATCCTCCGCGAGACGTACTCATTGATCTTTGGGACGAACATTATGTTGATCTCTTCGGTCTTTGGAATTACCGCCTCGAACAGGGCCGGGGAAATATCCAGATACTCCTGCATGACCGGGGACTCGTACATCTCGATCACCTGGTCGACCAGAATCTCGCTCATGATTTCGGCGCACCCGGCAGCGATCTCTGTCCCGATGGCCGCGCACATCTCCTCGGAGTACTTGGCGATCGCTTCCCTGGTGGCCTGACTGATCGCCCTGATGAGTCGATCATCCATTTTGCCGTTGAGGGTCATTTCCTGAGCGTGAAGCATTCCATGCAATCCGCCCTCGATGCCTCGCTTGATGCTGTCCATGGTCCGCGTCACCGCGAGAAGCCTCATGACCTTCTTCTCGAACATTTCCTTTTTCATGGCCTTTCTCCTTTGGTTGGAGTCTAGTATTGGTCTAACTAACTTATACCGCAATCGGATACACGTTTTAGCTGGACAATCAGGCTTACCTAAGATATATTCGCTTACACAGAAGGGGAAGAAGTGTAAATACTATGGACTTGGTCCCACCAGACGACGTGTCCGGCCCGCCATCTATCATTAAAGACGGTGGCCCTGCGGTAGAGCATCCCAAAGAACCAAACTTTGTCACGCTGAAGCAGTTCGCTGAGCGTGCCAATATGAACATCTCGACGGTCAGGAACTATGTCCGGAACGGCAGGATAGAGTCGAAGCAGCACCCGCACTTCGATCATCCGTATCGTGTCATCCCCACAAGGGTGCTCCATCGCGCACAGATGACCCGTATAGGGCTCCACGTGCCTTACCATGGCCGTGAGTACCCGCACCAGTTCTATCTCTACTACTGCCTCGCATCCTATGGTAATCGGCGAGACCTCCTGACGGACGATCTCAAGCTCTACGGGTTCGAGGTCCCGCGGGAACTAGAGCTCGTGGCCATGGAGGAGGCCATTTTCACTACGGCTCCAAAGCTCATTCGCAGGCGGCGCGACGCCGGGGTCAGATACAATACTCTCGTAGAATTCGAGGACTGGATGGAGCACCTCGGGTTCCAAGAGCTCTACGAGGATCCGATCGGGTTTCTTCCCCCTGGCCTCCTGAACTCCAAACGGATCAGGTTCCTCCTGGAAATCATGGCGTCTGCCGGCATGAAGCCCCACGTTATGTCCGAGAACATCTTCAATATCACGGACATGCATGTTGAGCCCAGGGTAATCCGAAATTATCTGATGATGTTTTTCTACATCAGAGCCATGGAAGAGGTCGACTGGCTGGACTATCTGGCGGATGTGCGCGGAGCCAATCCGCAAGAAGCAAAGATCAGGGCTGACTGTTGCGACTCCAAGGTAGAACTATACAAGTATCTCGGACTTACGGGAGATCTCAGTTTCCGGGAGGAGGTCGAAAAGTGTTTCTGGATGGCGACAGCCCTCTACCAGGATTGGGCCAGCAGCAACGACTTTATCAAACAGGCCGCCAGCCCGACCCACGCCCGCGTGATGATGCAGGTCTTGCACGGCATGAATCAGTTGATGGAGAAAGAAGAGGAGAGGTCCAAGAAGCTGGAAGACCGGAGAAAGGCGTCCGGCGCCGGAGACCTGAAGGACAACACGAAAGAGAAGTCCGAGGAGGACAACGATCCGATATTCCGGGAGGAAGTTGAAAGCGGGAACATAAATAATAGTGGAGAGGAAGACGACGATGGGCAGGCCAGTATCCCAAGCGCTTGAGACGTGTGCGTACCTGGACGACAAGTCCACACGTATGGACATGAAATCTCCGGCTGATGCGAACGGCATGAAGCCGGAAGACGACGCGATGATGGCTCAGCACGCCCTGACCCATTCAGAGTGGTGCGAGAAGTACCTGGTCCTGAAGGGGAAGGCGTTCAGCCTGAAACAGAGGCCGTACTTGAGGGCCATCTACAATCGCCTGGGCGGCAGACACAAGCGCGTGATCCTCAAGGCCGGCCGCCAGGTCGAAAAGAGTACGACGCTCGCTAACAAGATCATCCTGAACAACTGCCGCCGCTCCAGCTTCGCCAGTATGTACGTGGCGCCGCGTGGTATGCAGGCCCGGCAGTTCAGTATCGACAGAGTAAAGCCGGTAATTCGGTACTCTCCTTTCGTGGCGACATATATAGACAACAACTGTGTCGATCAGGTATTCGACAAGACGTTTAACAACGGGTCTTCGATCTACTTCCGGTCCTGCTATCTGACCCCGGACTCCTGCCGTGGTCTGTCCGGAGACCAGCTCAACATCGACGAGATCCAGGACATTCTCCCCGAGAACATCCCGGTCATCGAAGAGTGTCTTTCTCACTCCGATTACAAGATCTTCATGTACTCGGGTACGCCAAAGACCACAGACAACACGATGGAGCACTACTGGGACTTGAGCACCCAGCGAGAGTGGCTGGTTACTTGTAGGCACATGGGATGCCGACACGTAAACTTCCTCGACGAGGAATCTCTTGGGGACCGCACCCTGATCTGCAAGAGGTGTGGCAAGGTCATCTATCCGCAAGATGGCAAGTGGTACATTATGAAGGAGAAAGCCACCTGGGAAGGCTATCGGATTAGCCAGCTCATGGTGCCGTGGGTGAAGATTCACGACCCGACCGGCGAGGAAGAGTCGGTCAAGGATAAACAGGCTCGGTATTCATCTGCCAGGTTCCACAACGAGGTCCTGGGCCTCCCTTATGATCTTGGCCAGAAGCCGATCACGGAATCCGAGGTCATGGCGTGCTGCAACCTGAAGCATCCAGAGACCAAGAACCCAATGCCCAACTGCGTCAACCCTGAACCGTGGATGCAGCGTTATCCGTGCTTCGCTGGGATCGACTGGGGCACAGGCGTAGGCGAGCGCCCAGCGTACACTGTGCTGACCATTGGAGCCTGGTTGTTCCCTGGGAAGTTCTGCGTGTTCTACTGCAAGCGGTTCGAGGGCAAGGACGCCAACCTGGCCGTACAGCCCGAGATGATCTCGAAGATATGTTCTCGCTACAACGTGAAGCTCATTGGCTCTGACTGGGGCTTCGGTGCCAGTCAGAATGCTATCCTTCGTGAGACCTGGGGCATCGAGCGGGTCATGGAGTTCCAGTACGTGGGCGACCAGCGCCTGCCTATCAAGTTCGACAAGAACACTTTGCGCTACACGGTCAACCGCACATCGATCCTCAACGAGATGTTCAGGAAAATCCAGAGGCATGAGTACATGTTCTTTCGTTGGGAGGAGTTTAGTATCTTCGGCAGAGACATTCTGAACATCAACGTGGAGTACAACGACGCACGCCAGGTGATCCATTACACCCATGGATCGCAGAACCCGGACGACGCCGCACACTCGATGATCTACGCTGACCTTGCGGCCATGTTCTACGTTGGAAAATACAGATAGGAGAAGCCATGTACGTCATCGCAGGAACACCAAAGGGCTGTGGAGAAGTCAGTTCGGACGAGATGGCAAAAGTCTACAAGGGACTTCTTAAGATGGTGGAGGCGGAGCCATGGGAGGCGACGGAGTAGTATACCGATCCACTGCGAACGTCGTGGTCGGAAATGTGAAGATTTACATCGGTGACGAGTTCAAAGTCATCGACGGGAGGTTGTGGTGTGCTACCTCGAAAAAGCCCTACGTCTTCGCGCTCGACCCGGACAAAGAGTTTCCTTACGACGACTGGAAGAAGATACTGGAGGAGATCGATGACGCACCTGGAGATAGCAAAGAAGGCGGTTGAGAAGTGTGGTGCGTGCCGAGCGGCGATCCCCCTTGTGATGTGTCCGCGTGCACCGGTGGGCCTCTACGAGAAGATAAAGTTCCACCTTGGGATCAGGCGATTTCTCTGGGGCCTGGCCCATCTTGATCTCTTCGCCACGTATGAGGCCGCTGGGATATATCACTGTGAAGCCCTGGATCTCGTCGAGCCGCTTGTTACAGGCTATCGCGGCGTTCAAGACCAGATCCCAATCTGGGAGAATGGGTACGAGGACGTGTGGTACGACCTGACAGACGAGCTGGACGACGAGGAGGGGGACGGTGAGGATAACCCTGACGAGATACCAGGTAATTGAGGCCAGGAGCTTCGGCCGAGCCAGGTGCGGCGCCAAGCCTCAGGATATTCGCTTCAACGACAGCGGGTATCACGACGAAACGGACAGGGCCTATCCACATATAGTCGGCATGGCCTCCGAGATAGCCTACTCGAGAGTCACGGGCAAGCCGTTTGATAGGACAATTAAAAAGGCCGGCGATTCGTATGACTTTCCGGGAAACATCGAGGTCAAGTCCTCGATGTTCATGGGCAAAGATGTTGAACTCAAGATCAAGATCAGGGAATACTCCAAGAAGAATCCGGTTAAGTATGTCCTGTGCAGGGTGAGCAAGGACTTGAAGACCGTTGAGATTCTGGGCGAGATAACCAGAGAACAGTTCGACAAGGTCAAGCGAAAGAAGAACTATGGACACCAAGATAATTGGGTATGCGGAATTGATGATCTGACGCCTGTCAAGATGGCCGGCACTCCTGAGGTGCGCCTGAGAGAAGCGGACTATGCATGGATGACGGCCGGCGAAGAATGGGGGGCCGGTGGACCTTTGTATGCGAAATGGAAGCAACTCTTGAGGGAGTCCAGGGCTAAAAAAGAGGGCGGCTAGCCCTCCTCTCCTTGCGATAGCAGACCATCGGCCTCCTTGATGGTCTCTCTCTCACAGTCGAGAATTTTCTCAACGAGCTTGCGCCGCACATGAGGCGAGCATAGCTGTCCCTGGATTCTCTTGAGAAGACTGGCTTTGGCCGACAGGATCATCTGATTCCCGTGTTGATTGACGCAGTCCTGGATCGATCCGTTGACTAGGTCGTGAATATAGTTGTTGAGTTCGTTTTCTGGTTGGCCACGGCCACGGGCCCACTTAAGTGCCTTTACAAAAGCTTCTAAGTATTTGACTCTTTCTCGCAGTGCTTCCGTTTCCTCGTCTGCTGCCATAAGATGTTATCCCTCCACAAATACGCCTCCCTCAGGAAAGTTGGTGCCGATCTCTTTTTCATATGACGAAATCTGCTGAGATCCAGACCATTTGGTCAGAACCTTTTCTACTTTTGCGGAATTGAAATTCTTGCAGGAGAGCATCTCAAAGAAGAACCACCGCGCCTCTGGGTAGGTGTGGATCACCACGTGGCTTTCGCACAAGAGTGCGACTCCGGATATTCCTGGTCCTTTTCCAGCATCCCTGGGTGGCTCCTCTGCGACATACGGGCCCGCCAGAAGAGACATGCCGGCCGCCTTGATGGTCTTAGTGAGCAGGCTCTTGACCTTATCCTCGTCTCCAAGCACCTCTGCATTACGGCAGCAGGCGCCTTCGATCTGGAGCTGGATCCCATATGGTTCTGCGTCCATAGGCTTTGCCCTCCGTCCGCTTCGACTCGATGTTATCGAATCTTTTTGGATGAGTCAATCTTCTTCCGCTTGGTCTTCACTCCATGCCGTTTTGGTCGGCCTCGCGGACCGGTCTTCCTTTTTCTCAAGTGGTGCGGCTTGGCCATCTTGTCAACCTTTGCTTTGGCGCTGCTGGCATTTGCCATGTCTTCCAGCATCTGTCGTCGTTCCTGCTCCAGCTTCTTGGGGTCGATCCCCAGGAACTCGAAGATCAGATCATCAATCCTTTCAATGCATGGAGTCCAGAAATCGTTCTCGCCCTCCATACGGGCGAACTCGTAGCGCCTCCCTTTTCTCTCGCCAGCGATCCACTCCATGAAGTGCAAGAGCGCCCTGTATTCGGTGTCCTGTTCGCTCAGCCTCGTGGCCATGGGGTACTTCTTAATGTCTCTAGCTGTCGCCATCTTTCAGCTCCTTTCTGATGAATTCCTTCAGGCCTTCGAACAACTTTACATCGCCAGTTTTCACGTTTCCCTCAACGATCTTTAATCAGCTCGCTCAGCAGGCCATGCTCTTTGAGCACCTCACAACTATCGCAGATCTTGTACACAAAATTACGATGGCCTTCGGGCAGCGTGATGATGTGACCGTCACAGCCTTTGCAGTAGTAGTACATGGAGCTCCCGGCAGGCAACGAGCTGTTGTCTATTCGCTCCTCGTTCCGGTTGGCGAGCTTCCTTCGGACAAACATGCGGCAGCATACCGCCAGATCAGGCATCTCGAATCTCCTCAAGTTCAACCCTGACCTTCATCAGGATTCGGCCCAGGTGGTTGTAGCCGGGGTAGTCACACGATGACGAACCACATGTACAGTTACCCCAGAAGTTGTCGTGCCACCGGTTAGTTTCAACTATCTCGGCGTCTTCGGTAGCCAATAGCTTTCTCGTGAGGGATGAGTTTCCGGCGAACTTGGAGTGGACGATCCTGTCCATGATGCCGAGCTTGACCTGGTCCCAATCGTTCCGCAAGGTGATCTTCTTGCCGACCTTCTTGGATGCGCCTGGCGTCAGGCATAGCTGGATCATGGTCTTCTCGTCCTTGTCATGCGTCTTGGCCGCTTGGTACGCATGCTCAGAGGTTTCCCACGTGACGCCGTCGTATTTGACCCGGTGGCCCGAGAAATTGGACAGGAAGTTGTACTTTCCCCTGAAGTTCTCAATGGTATCCATCTTTCTATCCCTCAGATCGTGTAGGCGGTTGAATAGAACTCCGTGGGCTTCTTGGTCTTGACTCTGATCACGTCGAAGAGCTTGCTCATGATGTTGAGCTCTGGAAGGAGATTGCTCATTTCTTCGCTGTAATAGATCTGACGTGTGATGATGATGCCTTCTTTCTCGTTTCCGTAATACTCGTCGGAATCACACGCCCAGCAGTAGTTGAAGACGACTTCTTCAATCAAGATTTGCCCTTGACAGCGTTCGGGAAGGGGGCCGCCCTTGGTATTGAAGGTTATTATCCCTTCCATCTCGCCAGGTGTGACGATGATACCAGAGGCCTTCAATTCATCTTTTACCCTAGAAATCCAGTCCTTGGCGTACTCCTCGTCGCACTGGATCTCGATGTTGAAACAGGGCCCTATGCCCATTATCATACCCTCCTTAGGTTCAGCGTCGGTCTCGAATCGTACCCCTCGATCTTCAGCTCAAGATTGGAAATTTCCTTTCCCGACAAGAACATAGAGATGACCCTCGTGGCCTCGGCAGGGCGGCCATTAAACAAGAAACTCATGCTGACCCTGGTCTTCTCGGGTTCCATCTCGGAGGCATCGTCATTATCATCCTTCTTTGCCATCGGAAACTCCTTGTCAATCGATCTCTTCGCGCCATCCAGAGAGTCCCATGCGCGGACATTTTTGCGCGTCTTTGTCCTGAGAGAGGTCCAGTTATCCTTCTTCCCGCCGACGTTCTCCTTGGCGTAGAATTTCTTTACCTTCGCCGCTCCGCATCGCTGAATGATGAAGCGATCATCGGATCGTATCCAGGTTAGTTTTAGAAAAGCATCTTCTTTCCAGTGGTCTTCCTGTCCCATCGGAAACTCCTTGTCGATTGCCTTCATGGCGTTGTGATGGGTCATCCATCTCCGCCGGACGCCAGGCTGCCCTTTCACGTCTAGGCTTGCCATCGGAGTATTTCCCTTAATTCTCCTCCTGGCTTTAGCCACCTTTAGGTCGCCACCCGTGTCTACCCATTCGACGAAGAATTCTTTATCCTTCCTTATCCATCCGCCGATGATCGGTTTCCAGTCAGCCTTCATCGCGCCCTCCTAGTTTGCTCCACGAGCTCGTCTCGGCACTGCCGGCAGAGGCGCCACTCAAGAGATTGTCCGAGGTGAATGACCCAAACGTACCGGACCCTTCGGCTACAGCCATTGCACCCGCCTGCTTGAATGGCGTCGGACTCGATTGCGACCATCCGGCGCCCTTCCTCGTCTGCACCAGGACGGATTGGGCCGGCCGTCTCGTTCCATGACTCGATCGCTCCCTCCTTGGTCTTGCGGGACGGCCCATGCGCCCAGCAATCACGGCACCACACCTGGTACTCATTCTTGCCCTCGAGGTTGGTACAGGCCACAGATATATCTCCGCCACCAGGACAATGCGGACACAGTTCGATCTTCATTTCTTCCTCCTTGGAGACTTTTTGGCGGCTTTACGCAAGCTGTCAGCGTAGAGCTGGCTGTCCATCGGAATCATGGCGCCCAGTTTCAGTTCCCTCATCCTTTCATATACCTCAATAGAGTGACCATCGAGATGCTTAGGTGAGATGTGGGCGACGTAGTGAAGCTCCATCGGAGTCATGTGCGTGCAGATGCGAGAATCATCAAACAGTTCAGAGAGGAATAGAGGAAGCCACGGAGTTTCCCAGTCCAAGAATATAAGCTTTTCGTTCTCCCTTTTGGGCTGTTCGATTTTGAATATGGGATCTTCCAGCATCTTCCAACTGCCTTCATCGTACTCGTCTGAATCCGCCGGTCCGCTCCACATATGCGGCTTCTTATCTTCAAAGACCCACCGAGTCGGATCAAAGATTGTGCCCTTGTACTCGACCCAGCCATGCCGATGGAACAAGATATTGGGGCGCTCCACGTTGGAACCGTGGTATTTGCCGTAAACGGCTCTTGCGCCATTGCCGATCATCTTCGCCATAAGTACGGATACAACGTAGCACTTTCCCATCATAGTGGCGTAGACCTGCCTCCTCTTTGGAATATTTCTCTTCTCGCAGTACTCGGTGAGCACCTCTCTAAGGGTTGGGATCTTTACTGGCACGTTCTTCCTCCCTTTTCTTCATCTCCATCTCGGCCAGAGCATTGCCGAGCGACCACGCCTGCTTGGCGATCTTCTTCTCTGGCTCTGCGTAGTTGATGTACGGACTCTTGTCCCCCAGGGTTCCGGTGATGATTGCCTTGATGAACTCAACCCGCATCTGCCTCTTGGTCAAATCTTCGTGCGCCATGATCTCTCCATGTAAAAAGACGGGCCGTGATTAAGCCCGCCTAAGGAACTTGTCCGATCAGCCATCCAGGACCGCAGGAGAACGTACATTCATGCCCTTCCTGCGCCTCTCCATGTACCCATTTTGGCACGAATGGCATCTCGTTGGAAAATTCAGGAGCTTCCTGTCGAACCACTCCATATATTCTGGATATTCCGGTTCTGGCGGCAGTAGGCCCCCACATTCTTTGCAGGGCAGAGACCCGACAAATTTCGCGATCAGCTTCCTGACTCTCACCTGTAGCCTCCGGACCTTGTAATTTCCCATCCGGTATATGGTCGAGCGGGATACCCCAATCCTCTCAGCCATGGAGATCGCGTTGACTCCACTGTCTTCCCGATACTTCTTGATCAGTTGACACAAATACCATACATGATTCGAGACTTGCTTCTCTCCGCTTTCTTTCGCACTTCTCCTGTATCGATCATATTTCGTTTTCATGATGATCTCCTGGACTATAGGAACTGACAGGCGGCCGGATTCCACCACCCGGACCGAAGAGGGCTTACAGGTGCAATGGTCGACAGACCGCCCATGCCCCATCTACCAACGCCACATCCTCCACCTGGGGTGGTGTGGACTTGGGCCAGCTTTCGCTGGACGCCAGAGGTCCACCCCGTGATTCCCCATGCCCAACCTACGCGCTGCCGCGCCGCGCCTGTCAGTGCCTGTCAGTCCACTTCAATGGTGATGCTCATCCTTCCGAATGACAGTTTGAGCGGCGGAGTGGTCGAGCTGCCCGTGTCCAGACCCAGGGCCTCCTCGACCTCTCTCATGTTGGGCAACTCCACGGGCTCCGGCGATCTTGCCTGTCGGCGGACCGGCTTCCTGGGCGCACTGCTGCCGTTGCCGCCGAGCAACTTGAGTAGCTTCTTGTGCGTCCTGTCATGGAGGCGCTTCGACTTGTTCTTTTCCAGATTGACGATGACTCCGCCAGAGATGCCCATCTTCTCTGACAGTTCATTGACGCTCATGCCCTTGTTCTCGCGGAGCTTCCTTAGGCGAACGCCTATGTCCCGAAGTTCCGACTTGACTGATGTTCCCTTCATGGTTCTTCCCTCCTGGTGGGTGAGAAATACGAAACAACTCTAGTCTTCTTATACCGTAAAGCTAAAAGGGAGAGGCAGACGACCCTCTCCCCCAGCCGGCTAAGCCGACTTCTTAAAGAAGCGGGAGGGGCGTATGCACGGCTGCCGGCCCCAGGTGGTCGGCAGAAATGATCGCCTCCCCCCGCCCTTTACGTTCTGCGGTTAGGCGTCACGATGTGATGCTTTTTGATGGTTGCCCTTAAGGCAGACATGTGCCGATAGACGGCCAGGAAGTACAGCTTGGATTCCTGGAACGCTCTCTGCTTCACGAGCTTGGCCATCCTGTTGCCCTCGAACATCGCGGGCTTGGTCCTGCGGAGGATGGTCATGATGGCCCTGTAGTTCGACAGGCACCATCTGTAGAGTTCGTGAAACGTCGGGTTCAGCGTGTAACAGCGTTTCTCCCAAACCCAGACGATCACGAAGTTTCGATCTCGGAGATCGGCCATGGCGGGGCCATAGATCTCGTTATGGTACCCCTCCTTCTTGACGGCCCTTCTGAGATCGTCAGGATGGACGTACCGCTTCTTCCTCAGTGCTTTGAGGACAACATCACTCAGGGCCGTCTGCTGACTCCCTGGTGGCGACGACTTCTTCCTGGCTTTCCCGGGAGTCGCCTTTTTGTTCGTTCTTACGTGCCTGAGACTCTTCCCCTTCTTTTTAGACTTCGGCGGGGTCTTCTTCGTAGTACGTGTTGACGGCCTGCTCCTTGCTGCTTTCGTCTTCGCCAATTGAAACTACCTCCTCTTTCTCGGTTCCCTGTGGATCTTCCTGGTCCACCCTGGGCGCGCCTGGCCCCTGCCTGAGATCATCGTCCTCGATGGCCCGTCTCAGCTTGGTGTTTAAGAGATCCACCATGATCCCCTGCATGCCCTTGTCCTGACACTGAGTACGGAATACAATATCATCATCGTGTTCATGTAGACGGATGCGACACTCCACGTCTCCGTTGACCTCGAACCATATACGCATGCATACACCTCCTTTTCGGCTGATCTTATACCAGCTATTTTCTATCGGTTTCGCCTCGCAGCATTCCTGGCTTTACCGATACCTTTTCCCGTAAGGGCGTACTTCTCCCCAGACTTCTTGAGCTCCCCGCTCGCCACCATGGAATCCAGGATGAAGGCCAGATTCCCGCTCTTCTTATCCATCCACGGGTCAATGTCCATGGCAGAATCAGACCCTCGGCCGCACCAGATCCCCGCGGCGCGGATACGCCTGGCGATCTTGCGGACCCTGTCTCGCTCGTATCCAGTGAACTTCGTGATTCGGTCGGCGTTAGGGCCTACGGACATGCACGACAAAAGAACGACAGCGGACTGGAAGAAATACTGATCATCCTGAGACTTGCATTCAAGTACTTCTTCGACGATCCTTTTTACTTCTTCCAGGTCTGGATGAAGGCATGAGCTCTTCGTCGACCTCTTTGGCGAGTCTAGCCTCGTAGTAGTCTTCGGGTTCGTCGGTGTGAACCCAAGCCTCTCCCTCTGGTTCTTCCTTGGCCTGGCCGAGATCAGGCTCGTTGACCGGAATGGAATCGGAGCTGGTATCGCTGATAATGAATGCCAGTGCTGCGTCTTCGCCATAGTTCTGCTCCACTTGTTCAGCCTGAACCACGGACCGTCGGATCGCGATCTCCTCAGGCTCCTTTGCCAATTTCCTGATCGCCCGGGCTGTCTCGTCGGACGACCGGTCTTCGCACATCATTGCACAGACCTCGAAAGCCTCTCGCAGACTCTTTCCTTCATGAATGCACGCTGCGCACACGAAGTCCGGGGCCCAGTCCACGATGCCCAGCCCTATGGCGTTTTCTACGAAGTGCCCGCACGGCAACTTCGGCCTTTCCTCCATTTCCTTCTTCAAGATGTTGCGGTCCTCCGTGGTTAAAGTAGATTTGATAAACATGAGATACTCCCTGGTGGCATGGTTTATGTTCATATTTTTCTTATACCTGAATCAATAGCCAGCGAGGAACTTCTCGAAGTTTTGCCTAAAGATCGCATCCGCCACGCAGATCACAGGGTGGAACCCGTTCCTTGTTCTGGACCATAGGTGTCTGCGACCAGCATCCCGGTAGTAGGAATCGGTATGGCAGATGTTTAAGGTGATGCTGCCACTGTTGCCGTTAACCGAACGATTCAGGTGCAGGTGACACAGGGTGATCTTGCCTCTCTTGGTCTTTTTCGACTTCTCGATCACCACATTCCGCACAATGTATGTCCTATCAAAGCCCCCTTCCTCCGCGAGGATAATGGTTTCTCCTCTGAAGCTCCTAATGAAGTTCACGGTCTGATTGCCGCGGAGCCTGACAAACTGCCTGCGCAGGAAGTGATACATAACCAGGTTGCTGACCATGATGGACAGATTGAACCCGCCCTGCGACTCGCATGTTCTCACGTATGCGGTTGCAAGTTTACTGGTGTCGTTGTCTAAGAACGCATCCCCCATATTGGCTTCTATGGCGAAGTACCCCGCCCTGGTTCTGTCTGAATTGGGGATGTGTGTAAATCCAGGCCTCTCCATAACCACTGAGATCTTATCCGAGACGACGCTGCAATTGGCCTTGGGGCTCACCCCGTATATTCTCGGGGTCTGCGCGTCGTTCCGGACCATGTAGTCGATCACCTCTACGAAGTTGTCGATCTCCCTGCGAACCCCCTCGACGTAGACTCTCTTCCGCATGATTTCTTTGGTGTACTTAACCTTCGCCCTCATGATGAGGTCAGTGGCTTCCCTCTGGGTCTGCTCGATCTCCTCCTTGAGATGCCTGATCGTCTGCTTGAAATCCGTCGCCAACGCCTTCAGGAGGCGCTTTTCTGTCCACATCTGTGCCCCCTTCCTTCCGGATTCACGGGTAATATGGGTCTCTCTTGTAGCCGCTCTTTCGCCTCTTGACAGGTGCGCCAGAAAGACTATTTGTATGAACCCAAATGGCATACCAGCTCTGCTTATAGAATTTGTAACCGGACTTGAACGATCGCAGATAGTTTCGAATTGTTTTTCGCTTACGGAAGTCCCTCTCGTGGGCCTCCATGATCGTATGTTCATTATTCACCGCGATTCGGCCGAGTGTCCACACTGGGCGACTTACCCCCTGACACAACGTCCAGATCCGACCTTGAAATACAACTTCATCGCCAAGGTTGTAATCAGGTATCCATCGAAGGGAGACCCACACCATGAACAGCCACCATTTTATTTTGATCATCATTTCTCCTTTCGGCTAAAAAGAGCCCGAAGGCCCTTTATTTCCTCATCTTCCTGGCCTCGTACATGTTCTTCGGAGCCTTATCTGGATGGAAGATGTTCATGAAGGCCATGAGCTCTTTGTCCTTCCGCTCTTCCTGTTCCGGGCCGTCATACGGGTCCGGTACGCCGAATAGCTGATCCTGAAGCATAGCGACGCCACGAACCTTCTGGATCAGCTCGTCACCGTCCCGCTCCTTCCGTTTCTTCCTTTTCTTTGCCATGATTTGTCTCCGGATAAAAAAGGAGCCGAAGCTCCAATTTTGGTTGTTAGATTTCCAGCATTGCGTCTAAGAGAGTATCGGCGTCGTTCTTCTCTCCTTGTGTTGCCCTCTTCGCACCGCGCTGTTCGAGGTCCTCGAAGATCTCGCAGGCGATCCGCATGGACCTCAGGTTAACGCGGCGCGGGTAACACGGGTTGCCGCTGTTGCGCTTCAGGTGCTCATTAACGACTTCCCTGGCCTTCTTCGCCAACGCGATTGTGTCCGAACTGATGCGTCCGAAGAATCCGGTCATGACGCGCTCCTTTCCCTTAGAGATGATTCAGGATGAAGCGGGCGTGCTCCCCGCGCCACCTGACAACCTTTTTGAGAGGGGCCATCGGGAGATTTGTGAAGTTGGTCTTGATATACTCAAGCTCATCTCCATCTGCCTGGATCTCATCGACCTGCTCCAGGTTCACACCTGGACGGCCCTCCCTCACGTGCCATTCAAAGATCTTGTCCGAGCGTATGAATTTGATACATAGCATGGCTTTCCTCCTTCTCATTTGATATGGACTTGCACCTTGAGTTCGATCTCGGCTAGCGCGGTCGACCTGAATGCAACGAACTTGTTGTTGCTGTTGCTGTTGCTGTTGCCAAGAGAGAGTCTCGTGATCTCCTTCTTCCACTCTTCTTGATCCTCGGTGACGAGGTACTGGATATATGGATCGTCATGAGCTGCGTACCCATGGCCAGGATTTTCCTTGGACCTCTCGTCAGCAGGGATGTGCCTGCTCCTGAACTTCAGGATTGCGTAGTGCGAACCCTTGGGCATGTCTTCCGGATTCAGTACCGTTTTCATGGTGCACCTCCTTTTTTCAGGTAAGCCTTCATGGTTATGGCGATGCCGGACGTGAAGCCGGCTATCCAGACATGCGCGCCTTCTATATTGGTTTCTGGAGTCCACTCGTCCTGATCCCCTATCTTGAAGCTGTATCTGACGCCAACCTTCTTCAAGGTGATCCTAGGAAGCCTTGCTGCGACCATGACAACGTTGGCCCCAGAAATATATTCTTCCAGCGTCCTGGATTTGGGGTCTCCAGGGAACAGGGACCCGATCATCTCATCCATGAAGTCGCTCATGTGGCCTCCGATCTAAGATAATGTCTTCACTCTTCTTATACCTAAAAAAGAGGGCCGAGACCTCCGAAGAAGTCCCGGCCTGAACATAACTGTAGAAGAAATGGCAGAGGACAAGAGAATCGAACTCTCAGACCGTATTTCAGGCCAATTGCTTAGCAAGCAATCCCAGCGAACCAGTATCTGGCTATCCTCTCTTCATTATCTCCAGGTCCTGAGCGGGTAAAGCGCGTCGATCTTTTTGCGAGCTCTTCTGTGCGACTTGAAGCGTTCGACCTCGGCAGGCTTCTGGCCGTGCTGAAGGAGAAGCTTTCCCCCGCCTCTCGACATAAGACCTCCTCTCGAGTACTCAATCGGCGTCTTGGCGACCCAGTCATCCCCCTCCTTGTAGATCAGGGCGCCATCGAATCTCACATACATGTTCTTGCTGATGCGCTCCCAGTCTTTCCTGGGCTTGTGACCGACCTTCTTTTCGAGTAGAGACTTCCTACCTCCTCTTGCCCATGGCGGCATAGATAATGAAATCATATTACCTCCCTGTTGAACCGAACCCCGCGTCCCCCCTGGACTCGTTCTCGGGCTTATCTTCGACCTGTGCGAGGAAAATCTTGTCGAGCTTGAACGGCACCATCTGGGCGATCCTGTCTCCGACCTTATACCGGAAAGGCTGGGTGCCGAAGTTAAGCAGAATCACCCTGATCTCACCAGTGTAATCCTGGTCAACAGTTCCAGGCGCATTCATGACGAACACGCCTTGCTTGGCAGCAAGTCCGCTCCTGGACCTGATCTGGACCTCAAACCCAGACTCTATGCCAAGATGAATTCCGGTCGGCACAACTCCCCATGACATGGGGCCAATCGCGCCGCCTTCGCATGCGTACAGGTCAAAACCTGAATCCGTCGGATTCGACTTGGTCGGCATCTGCGCATCCTCGTGCGCGAGGTATATCTGCAACGTTGCCGGGTGTTCCATCTGTTTCTCCTGAAAATGGCGGAGAGCGGAAGATTCGAACTCCACCCCTCTCGGGGCCACCTGTGTTCCAAACAGGGCCAGCTCCTCGCTGGTTCACTCTCCATCTTTGGTGTACAAGTACAATAGCAGTCCAGCCCCGAATGATCCAGCGCCCCACTTCTCTGAGAGTATCCGTTTTGTCTCTGACCACGCAATGATTCTAACCACGTAGTTATCTTGCGTCGTCGCCAGGCCCCAGATCGGGCGGCTGGGCTTGCCCCCGTCAGGATAATATCGGATCATGGCGCAGCCTCCACGGAGAGAAGGTTCCCCTCATAGTTCCCCTCATAGTCCCTCTCCGTGGCGTAGAAGTATACCAGGATGCCAGCGCCAACGGAACCATTGTTCCAGGCCTCCCATTTTCTCCAGGCCCATGGGTCTCGGACTGTGATTATCCCTGAAGCCTCCTTTTCTGCCTTCAAATACTGGCGCGCCTCTTTGAGCATCTTTATATCGGGCTCCCCATCGTCATCCACCACGATCATAGGTCGCCCGTCGTAGGAAAGAGCTTCCGTTTGGACGCCATTGCAGGCAGCAAATATCGCCTCTTTGTAGTTGCCCCCGGATCCGTGGAATCCAAAGAAGACAAGCCCTGCCGTGGCTAGTTTTTCGCGATCTTCATACATCGCGTAGTTGGCCTCTTCGACCGATACCTCTATCCAGGTTTCTTCTTCCTGTTCTACTGCATCGTACCAATCCTCACCCATGGCTGAGCAGAATTTTGGTTCATCAGACTTTCGGAATGTTATGTACAGCGAACAACGGTCTCCCATGACTAGGCCTCCTGTGCTTCATGGCTAGGAATACAGATACAACAGAAGTCCAGCTCCGAGAGATCCTTTGTTCCATCTCCGCAAAAGCTTCTTCACCAAATCTCCGTACTTCATGGACCTGGCCATCGTGAGATAGTCTGCGGTCGGTATTCTGCTCATAGCCGTTCCTCCCGACCGCAAAGGAATAACATGATCCCATCTCCTAGCGAAGATTCGTGGTTCCACCTTAGGAGAATTCTCCAGTACAAAAGATCCTGCTTTTCTATCTCGCTTATCGCCCGATACTCGTGCTCTAGCTCGGCCTGGTAGACACGAAGCTTTTCCATTTCCTCGACTTCGTCGTAGGCGCCGTCCCACGCGGGCTTTGGCTCTTCTGGCTTACGTGGTAGATCCCAGTCTAGGTCCATCAGATCTCACCGTACAAAAACAGAAAAATACCGGCGCCAATAGATCCGTGCCACCACCTGTTCTTCCACAAAGAGACAGTGTTCCCATAGCCGTATGCTTCACGCCAAGCGGTGAATTCCTTGCTATCAAGATCAAGCAGCGAGTCTCTCATAGTGCCTTCCTCCAGATAAACAGAGCGATTCCGGCCCCTATAGACCTGCTGCTCCTCCAATGTTGCCGGAGCATTCTTATTTGAAGGCGAACGATAGCGTCGGCCTCTGGATCTGTCATAGAGCGGATCATGTTCATCGTAAGTTCCATTGGAATCTCCGCAGATGGCGGAAGCAGTGGGACTCGAACCCACAAGGCAGTTACGCCCACTTGTTTTCAAGACAAGCCCCTCGTCCAGCCGGTCTACTTCCTAGAACTTTCCACTCAGGATATGGTACTGTCCACACTTAAGGCAGCAAGGCTTCCTGACGTTCGGAACCAGCATCATGATATTCTCGCATCTCTTGCAGATCATAGCCACTCCTATGCCGTAAGGCGCGTCCATGTGGATGATTGGATACGGCTCATACAACCCGTCTAGGTACCTGCTTATACCGTCTCCCAGGTTCTTCATTCTGGATCATCTCCGCTTCATCGCTGGGACCACAATAGCCAGCTTGCCGCATCCAATGCAAATAAAAGCATGCGGCCCCTTTGAATGCATCCTATGCCCATTCGGGGCGTTGCATCGTGGACACCTTTGATTCTGACCTTCGATTTCGACGTGCGGATCTTCGTCGTACATCCCCCTCAGGAATACCCAAATCCTGTACCCAATTGTCACGTGGTTTGGCATCAGCGCCTGCCCCCCTTCAGGACGACGGTGTTTACCCCATGGCAGTGGCCGCAGTGTATTTCGGTGCAGATCTTCTCAAGCCAGGAAGTTGTATTAAGCTCTCGGCAATAGGCGCACAGCCAGTGCCTCCCGCTTGTCCAGGGATTCGTGATTTTCGCGTCAGGATTAACTGCTCGTACCGCCTCGACCACTGGCCATTCGCCCCATCTCGACAGGAATCGTGAGATTCTGCCCCCGATTGTCCATTTGTAGTCCGTGTGATCCATCAGTTCCGCTCTCTCCCGCCTATGCAGACGATGTGTCCAGCGTCGCACTCGTGACAGCTAGTGCGGTACGGGTTCGTATAGGTTACCGCGGCAAGTCCATCCATATGGAGGAACCCGCAGGATACGCAGCGCCAGGCCCTCCGGTAGTCGAAGACAGTGCGGACGACGTAGCTCTCATTAAAATCTCCTCTACGTCCGATAAAGCTCGTTATCCTGAATCCGAGGCTCATTTGCCGTGCCTCCTCTTGCGCGGTGTCGAGATGTAGGTGAACCCGCACTCAATGTTCGAGCATGAGAGAACAAGCGGCTGCGGCCTGTGCTTGTGCTCCACTTTGATGGTCCCGCATTGTGGGCACTTGAACAGGCCCCTGTGTTCGATTATGGGACGCTGTCTGTAGGTCCCCCGGTCGCCCAGGAATAGCTTCATCTTAAGTCCGAGGCTCATCCCTTCTCCTTCAGGCGAATCAGAGAACCGCATTTATCGCACATGTAATTGCCGTCGCGGAACTTTTCATCAAAGTTGACCAAGGCGTAATCGATTAAACACCGAGGGCATGGCGGATATGCAAACACCATTCCGCTGGTCACTTCAACTATGTACTGGCCCCTCGTAAAGGCGAAGATAATCCGTCCGATATTCATTCTATCGTCTCCGCGAGTATCACCAGATAAGATTGACCGCAACCGAGACAGAAAAATTCTTTCGGAGTTTTGGCTGGGAACCTCACATAGACGCCTCCCATTCCCGTGGGACACACAATGCACTCGTATCTAACGGCTTCCAACTTCTCCCTCTTGGTGATCATTGTGTCTCTCTGCTGGATAAACGCGAACATCCTAATCCCAAGATTCATTCCGGCCTCCTGAAAATTAAAATGTACGGTTGCCAGCATCTGTCACACGCGCCTTCTGCGGTGCGGCCTCCATTCCAGTCTACATTAACTATTCCTTCTACGCATTTCGAGCATTGGTACTTGTCCTCTACAAGTCGATGCTCCTTATTGAGGATCAGCGTCTCCTTGTCCTGGAGGAATGCGTGGATCATGCCACCAACAGTCACGGGACACCTGTTACAATATGAGGTTGCCCGCATCCTCGGCAGTGAGCCCTGACTGTCTTCCCGCCTATCCCTGGCATGGTCCTTTGCCAGTCTACTCGAATCCTCCCGCCGCAATCGTCGCAGTCATAGGTTTTTATATACGGCAGTCCGATGTTTTTGAATTTCAACACACTTGGCGTCTTCCTGAGAAGGAAAACGTAGATCATGTATCCAAGAGTCATTTACGTCTCCCTTTCCCTTATTCGGTAGACCCGGCGACAGTAGTCGCAGGCACAGTGAATGGGGAAGATTTTGTCCCAATCTACTTCAATCCTCCCTATGGTACAAATGCGGCAAGCGTAAGATTCTCCCCGAATAAGAGGGGCTATGTGTACATACGGCAATTGTTCGTTTATGAACGCGAATATCTGGTAGCCAAGAGTAATTGGATAGCCAAGAGCCATACCTATCTCCTAGGTCTAAGGAGCTCATGTCTTCTAAACAGGTACCTTTTCCCGCACGTACATGTAGTGTAGTGCGGCATTTCCCTCTGGCGCCCAACTCTCTGGTCGCAGTAGATGCACTTGGTCCAAGAGGTAGAGGTGAACACGATGACCACGTCCTGGTCAAAGCTGTATATGTTGTACACGAGATCGAAAATCATGTGTCCGAGGGTCATTGTAATCTCCCGGAATCAAGGATGCTAAGGCGCCCCATGATGTATCTCTTTCCGCATTGGCAGGTCAGAAGGTGGGGATTGAGAAACAGGGGGCGTAGAACATGGGCGCATCTAGCGCAAACGAACTCCCAGGAGCCGGGCATAATCATGGCGTAACTGGATTCACACCTGTAGTAGATGAAATTGAAGATCGTATCTCCGAGCGTCATGCCCTGACCCCCTCTCGTGCGGTGTTCATCCATCGCCTTCTCCTGAACGCGAACCTCTTCCCGCACTCGCATGATGTGAAGTGGGGAGCGTTTTCTAGGCGTAGAATCTTTTTTCCGCATCGGGGACACGTAGTCCCATGCAGTGCCTCGCGCAGTCCGGAGTGGAATATGATGGTCAAATCTTCGTCGAAGTCGTACATGTTGTAGATGAGCTGATAGATCATCGTGCCGATGGTCATGTGAGACTCCTAAGAATGGCGGGGTGTGCGAGACTCGAACTCGCAAGGCATGTTTCAGCCCACACCGTCTCGAACGGTGATCTTCATCCAGCCAGATACACCCCTAGATGCCATCTCTACTTATCCCACATATTTGCGCCATACAGACCTGCTCTTGACCTTGATCTGGAGCATGGCCATTGGGTCAGGCCTGACTGGCTTCCTGCGCAGTTTCATGCCGGCCTCGCCTGGTGTTTGGTCGGCCTTGTCAGAATTGCATGGCGAGCAGGACGTGACACAGTTGATCCAGGAGGTCCTTCCGCCCTGGGCCTTGGGCGTCACGTGGTCGATGGTCACGCCTTCCCGCCCAGGCTGGCTGCCGCAGTACTGGCAGGTGTACTTGTCGCGCTTGAAGATTGAGTACTTGGAGAAGTTCCTGCCCATCTTGGGTATCTCCCCGTACTCCGTCAGAACGATGGCCTCGGGGACCTGAACGTCATAGCTGGTGGTCTTGACGAACGGCATGCCAGGATCGACTCCGCGCTCAACCCAGGAGCCAAACCTATGCGTGCTGTAATCCCTGCCGTCGACGGCCACTGCCTTCCCGCAGTACATCTTCACCATCGCTTCGCTGGCCGGCTCTACGCTAACTGGCCTCCATCCTTTATTAAGAATGAGCACGGGTTCGTCCAGGGGTCTCATCTTGCCCTCCTTTCTTCGGGTTTATATATAGAGGTCCGTCGAGCCTTTTCTCGCGTCGGCAAAGCATCGTCCGCGGTCCACGTCCCGGTTCGGGGGCTGCCTTTTTACAGGGCCCGCAGGCTACGTCTTTTTTCAGTTCCGGCCGGACCTCAATGTGTCGGTTCTCCTCCGCAGCCTCCGTCTCCGATGTTCTTGCGATACCACTTGGCAAATTCATCATAGTTGATCCAGTGCACATAATCATGCTTGCACTTGGGGCAGACAGTCTGCCCGGGGCCACCTTCCGTAATGTACTCCACGGGATCAGTGTCTGGCTTTGGCAGGATCCGGTAGTCTTCCCATTTGAATTTACAGTCGTAGCACTCGTACCAGCAAGGCGGAAATGTCTTCTGGGTCTGCTGTTTCGCCCTCTTTCTCTTAGCCATTACTCGGCGTCGTGTATTGGTGCGCCGCCACACGCCATGGATATTACTCGCTGGGTCATGACTTGAATATCAATCTTCTCGCTCGAATTTGTCAGATGGTGTTGCAGCAAGTCGTAGATTCTGCCGAACTCGTCTCCTGGATCATCTTTTGGGGTTCCATGGTCTTCGAATTGAAACATAGTCGTTTTTTCGACAATTACTTCGATCTTCATATTATCTCCCTGGACGTGGTTGGTGAGGGCGGTGGGATTCGAACCCACAAGGCCGAAGCCAGCCGGTCTTAAACCGGCCGTGTCTGCCAATTGCACCACGCCCCCAGCGTCTTTGCCTGTTAGACTACTGGCCCTTCTTTCCAGTGGCTTCCGTCGTGTGCGTTGTAAACAAGTGAGCCTCAACCGCCGAAATCGCTTGGTGCTGCTCCTTCATCATGTCAATGAGAGTCTCGTCTCCATCCGTAAGGCTCTCGTCCAGAGCGTTCTCGCGAGCGAGATCCAGGACGACTGCCAAAGCTTCTTCAAAGGTCATCGCAATCTCCTTATGGTTAAAAATGGTGGGGCGAGACGGAGTCGAACCGCCAAAGCCGAAGCGTCTCGTTTACAGCGAGGTGGGCTCTCCACATGCCCAGTCGCCCCATGAAGCCCAGGAGGGTCGTAGCATCTACCCGGCAAGCAAGCCGGTGCACATCACCCCAATACGGGCAGACGAGCTGTAGGCTGCCCCCTGGACTTCGGTTTGGGTGGCCTCCGGGTCATAGCATCGCTTCCACTGGTTTCCCTCGCCGGGAAGAGCTTCTGCGGCTACCCTTCGGCCATAGTTAATAAGTAACAGTCTCGGGATCATGGCATCGCGGCATTGGACCTTTCAAGGATCCAATGTTACCCTGGCTCCACGGGGTACAATTCCCGTTGCCTGGCGGCTCCCCCGAGACTGTATCTGGTGTCCATGGAGGGAGTCGAACCCTCAAAATCTCCTGCCCCTCAAGCAGGCGGCTTTGCCAGTTTGCCCACACGGACATTCTTTCTCCAACTAGACGAAGTGGCTTTTATTCGACCGTGATTGAAAAGACACAAGGGTCGCTTTCATTCCCTTGGCTGTCTATTAAAATGACCGTGACAGAAGGGTCGGCGGCGTGTAGCCATGGATCATAGCCATTCTGCACCCAAATTAAATCGCCAGAGTCAATATCAACAGATGGCCAGTTGTCGAACATTGGCACAGTAACGTTCACTATAAATTCAGTACCACCTTGAATATTTGTGGCCCATCCAGGAATAATATAAACTGGGCTAGTTGCGCTCTGTGCGACTGTAATATCGCCTCCGCAGGTGAATGCTGGAGTTCCTGGTTCCGGAGTTGGCTCCGGTTCGGGGGCTGGGCCTGGGGCTGAAGGTTTTTGATGTGAATGACTATCCCACGGAGGATGTGCTAAGGGATATTTCTCACAACCAGTGAGAAGCACAAATCCGATTAACATCGTTAGCGTTTTCATTCTCATCTTTTTTCCTTAGGCTGGTGGCCAGGCTAATCTAGGGACGGCTTCGCCACACCCGCTACTTATCGTCTTCATCGTCCAGTGCCGCAAATAGTTCTGCCCATGGACCGTCTGCCGGCAGGATCATGATTATCGGGACTTCTGATTCACGAAGTGTGCCGTCCGGATCGATACCCTTTGCCTCCGATGTTACCATTTCTTGGGCAACGACCGTGTCTGTGTAAAGGAACTGGTCGTCTGAATCGTGCCCGCATGGCACGCTGACCTCAAGATCCTGGTCGTACTTTGACAGTAAGCTGATAAGAGCTTTGACTTTCATGTGAAATCCTCCTGGTGATCTTATACCAGGAACATGGTCCGGCAGGGTGGAATCGAACCACCGACCTGTCGCTTATAAGACGACCGCTCTTACCCCTGAGCTACTGCCGGATCCTTTCGAGCCCAATGTTGCCACGCCTTGCCATTTAGATCGTCATCCTGAGATGCGATCATCAAGTATCCGACAACATAACTGATAAATGTGTCTGGTTCAATGTACGTCCCCTGGAATCTTCTTGATGGATATGGGCAGTTGCCCGCACCCACAGGGTGCCCGTCCCAGAGGATATTGGTCCCGCATTCTGGACAATATCGACTGGCGCTAGGGAGAAAAGGTGTCTTCCCATAGACCAAGTCGCCGGAAGCTCCCTCTAGGCCCCCGTTCCCATTTGGCCTAATGTCTTCAGTGACGATGCATCTTGGCCGGAGGCATTTTGGACAGAGGACGATGGACCCGGCCGGGATGGAGTTCCTTTTACCATGCTGCAAACCGGCTAGGCTAACCGTCTTGATCACCCCAAGTACTTCGAGTTCGAGGCAGACCAGGCTTCCTTCCAGCCCCACTGATCCTGGACATACTCGCGGAACTGGTTGTCACTGAGCTTGATCTCGTCATCCGATGACATTTTGAGCATCTGGATGATTCTTTCGTACTCCTCGGTGTGGTCCTCGGGCTCCTCGAACAGGACGTTTGTGATTGCCTGGGTGTGGCGATGGCCATGTCCACGGTCCGCCTTGACGGTAGTGAGATCGCCCTCTTTTGCGCCCGCCGCTACCTTGTCGGCTTCTTCGGCGACTTCCTTGAGCCATCCCTTGCGGGCCTTCTTGAAGTCCTCTCCGTGCTTATCGCGGTTCTCGGTCAGCTTTTCAAGAAGATCATACTTCTTGAAGTTCATTGAGAAACTCATCTGCTTACTCCCTTTTGTTTGTATTGGTTTTTGCGGTGGCGCTTCCAGGAGCGATCTTCAATATCGCTGCGCCATTGATCATCCCAGGCCGTCGGTATCATCCTGGGGGTCCTCTTGCCTCGGACAGGCCAGTCCTGATTTGCCGCTCGTTCCTGATGAGTCCGAGGGTACTTCAGCATATCCTTGATTCTTCCCATGGTTCATCCTCCTAGTGTGGTCACTAGGGAGGATGGGCTGATTCAAACATCACAGTCTCCTTGAGTTGGTACTCCCGGCAGGATTCGAACCTGCAATTAACTGCTTTAGAAGAGCAGCGCCTTTCCTATTAGACCACGGGAGCTACTATTTTTCTATCACGAACAGACGAATCTTATGACCGACACGTCCTCGGGTAGTTGTGTCGTGTCGACCTCGAAACCCGTCGATTCTTTCTCGCTGTACTTCTTCAGCCATGGCGGGAGCTCTTTTTTCTCCGCACACTGCGACCAGCACCCCGCCTCCACCCCTGATTCGTCGGGTGGCTCTCTATTGAAGAACTTGTCGACTTCCTTGGGCGGCTCGATTCCGGCCTCTTCACACGAATCCCAGACGGCTTTCATCTTCTTCCACTTCTCGTTGGGTGGCTTAAACGCCTCAACATGCATCGACATTATTCCCATCAGCGTCTCCCTCTCGATTCTGTTGGTCTCGCAACAGTGTTTTCTCTGCGCGGGCCGCGGAGTTGGTTACCGGACTGGAACCCGGTTGTCCGATTGGTTCCGAGATGCTGGGACTCGTTTTTGTCTTCGGCAATATCATAGATCTCGGCGATGCTGAACCTGTCCCCCCTGAAGTCCCCATCACCCGTCCAGGTCTTCTTGCTGTTTATCTTGGAAGCAAGGTCCATCGCCTGAGCCCGATTCAACTTGACGAACGCCCTGTTAGCGTAGCACCGCCCAGGACGGATTAGGGCCTCGTCGATCTCGTTCATAGACAGGTTTGTGGTCATGATGATCTTCTTGTCGTCGCAGCGAATGAATCCATCTGACGCGGACAGGAACTTGTGCATCAGATTATTGCCTTCTTTCCGCGGAGCCAGGAAGGCATCAATATCCTCCAGGATCATGAACTTGTGGTCGCCAACCATGAACGAGATGAAGAATGACTCCTGGGTCTCTAAAAGATTCATGTCTGACGTGTACATTACGCCTGCTTCACCATCGTTCATCAAGGCGTACTTCATGACAATGTATCGGATCAGGCGGCTCTTCCCGGTCCCGGGAGGCCCAGTGAGGATCATGATTGGACTCTTGCTTCTGAAGTATCCGCTTATGAACGCATCGAGATCGTCGATCTCGGGATATGCTTCTGGATGGACCTTCTCCTTGATGATCTCCGTCAGTTCGTGTGAGTCCATGCCGTTGCGTCCCATGAAGTACCAGTAGACCGAGGCCTGGACAATCCCTTCGAGATTAGCGACATGGTCCTTGAACACCTCTCTGACCGACTTCCTGATCCCCTCGCAACTGTCGATATTGCAGTAGATGGTGAAATAGAGTTCTGTCAGCCCGTCTGTGTGCCTGACACTCGTCTGCATGATGTAGTCTTTGCAGAGCCACTGAAGGTCTTCTCCATCGAATACGGGCTCGCCCATTGTTCTGACAATCTTGTCGATGGATTCTGAAGAAATGTTCTTGAGAATAATACTGAAGCTGTCGCTCTGGTTGATCTTGTTTGTCTTGACGAAATCACCGATCGTCTCGTTCCCGATGTTGCTCATCACATATGCTATGAGCTCGCCCTGGTTCATATTGATCATACGTTGCTTTCTCCCTGAAAGATTGGTGGGCGCGGCGAGATTTGAACTCGCAACATCCTGTTCTTGAAACAGGCGACTCTGCCAGTTGGTCTACGCACCCTTATACCGCATGTGCCACGTTTCTGTTATTGACCTCATCGAGGAGTTCCTTGGCCGACTCTCTGTCCAGGCCGCAGTTCGTTAAGGCGCGGACAACTTCTTGCTCTGGATAATATTCTCTCTCTTGGCCCGCGAGCATGGCATACCCGCCGAAGATGGCGTTATCCTTGTCGTTGGCCTTGCCCAGGACGCAAGCAATTGGCGCAAGTCCAAACATCATGAGGTCGAAGCACCACGTGAAGTGAATGATCGGGATCGTGGCGGACACTATATCGTCATCTTCCAATCCAATGAAACTAACCCGGACGGGCTCTATGTCCCTGAGCATCGCGTCTCCTAAAATATTGGTGGGCCCCCTCGGAGTTGCACCGAGATCAGCTCGATTAAAAGTCGAGAGTAATACTGTTATACTAGAGACCCTAATTGAAGAGGTTTTCGTTGGGTCCTTTCATCTTTTTCCTGGAGCACTTCTGGGAGCAGTAGACCCTTCTGAACCATTCCCTCCCGCCGAGTTTCCTCCCGTTCTTCATATGGGGCCAGGGGAACTCCCTTTTGCAGGCCGGGCAGATCTTTGTGTCTGGAAGATTGGAGAATGGATTTTCCTTGGCCATGGCTGCTCCCTGGAATGATTGGTTGGGCGGCTGAGGATTGAACTCAGGCTTCCAGCTTATCGGACTGGCGTGCAGAAACCACTACACTACCGCCCAGCTTCTTTCATCTTTAGCTCCACAAGCATTGTAGTGATAGAGACGAGATTTGCAAATTGTTGATCGGCATGCCCGCGAACTTCTTCTCTGATCTCCCGCATGACCGCACGCCACCAGGACATGCCGTTTCGCCGGCGCCAGCGCTTCTTGATCTTCCACTCCCAGTGGACCCTTTTCCTCTTGAACTGGCGCCTTTGCTGTCCGGGAAGCCTTACGACAGGCCCAAGAACCAGTCGAATGGGCCTCTGCACCAGGGCGAACCTGATGAAGTTATTGATCCTCCACTCCAGGATCAGCCTGTCGAACGCCGAGTTCCTCATCCATCTGACGCATGGCCTCTCGCATGCTGCCTCCGACTGCCCTGAAGTCATCGCCAATCTCCTCTCCGACTGATTTGCGTCTCTTGAGTTCGTTTTCGTGTTTCCGCAAGAGGCTTTTCATATTGGCCCTGAGCCCAGCGCCGCCAAAGTCCAGGAGCGAGCCCATGCCATGCAGAATGGCCCTTAATTTGGATCTCATCTTATACCCTCATAGTCAACGAAGAATCTCAGTCTGTGCCCAAGACTCGGGTCAAGGCTCCCCTCGCTACATGCGAAATGGGGAGGCATCTCAAAGAACACCGCCGTGTTTTGGACGACGTACTTCTCGCACTCTGGGCATGACCAGCATGGCTGACCTTTGACGAGATGTAGCTGGTCTGGCGATCTTCCATCCAGCGTTGTGATGAACTGCCTCGGTATTCCATGATAGCCGGTGTATGGTTGGAGACTGGCTAAGTCCGCGGTCATCCGCCAAATCGGCATCTCGCAGTGGCCGCAAATGATGATCGAACCGGCGTAAATGTTAATTCCTCTGTGGATGCGGAACAGGGTTTGCTTCAGCATGATCCCTCCATAAAGCTGGCGTTCCCGGAAGGACTCGAACCTTCAGTCTCTACCTCCGGAGGGTAGCGCCGTATCCAATTAGGCTACGGGAACGTGGTGACCTCGGCAGGACTCGAACCTGCAATGGCTTTCGCCGCCGGATTAGGAATCCGGTTCCATCTCCTTTAGGATCACGAGGTCAGAATACTACGAGTACGGCAAACCTTTAGACCTACACTCATCGCGCCATCTTCGCCTGCGTTTGTTCACGCAGTCATTGCATTCATGCGCATACCCGTACCTCCTAGTGCGATTTCTGGAGAAGATCTTTTTGTCCCTGTAGGTCTTACACCTGCCGCACCAAAGCTGGTTTCCTTTCGGAGGCTTTGCTACCTCATCTGCTGTCTTCTTCCGATGGCAGATGAGGCACAGGATCTGGCACTTCGCCAGTTCCTTTCTGCGCTTAGCCTTTGACCAAGACCACACGCCGTGACTGACCTTTGTCACCCGGTCGATGTGATCCACGTTAAGGCCGTCCCAAGACCCGCACTGAGCGCAAGGACCGTTTTCTTCCAGCCATTCGCGCCGGGCCTTCGCAACCCGCTCGCGTTGGTACTTGCGTTGCTTCTCGGGATCTTTGTACGGCATGCGGATACAGTACCGCGAGGCGTACCATAAGTCAAGTACTATCCGTTACACCATAGGCGCTACAGCAAGTTCCAGATTTTGTTCCCGAGGCTACACTCGTACTTGGCCAAGCACATGGGGCAGCGAAGAATGTCGTCGTGCCTGGTGCCGGGACGAGGGAACGCTATGTCGACTAGATCCGTCGCCACGCCTGATTTCACGGGAGTATAGGTGGTCTTCACTACAACCTTTCGGAGTGGGTGGAAGACCGACTTGGTGTCGTAGTAGCCACAGATCATGCAGGTGAGATCGGCCTCCATGTACGAGAGATATGTTTCGATGAACGGGTATTCAATCGTCTTCAGCGGCTGCATCGAGTCGCGCCTCCCGCTCCTCCATGGCCTCCAGAAGCTCGTCGAAGTTCTCGCCCTTCGCTGCGGATACTCCGGCCCGTTCTGAGCCGTAAAACTCGAGCACCTTCGCCTTAACCAGGGCTATATCTAACTTCCCGGATAGTTTCGAGGGTGCCCCAGAAATCGAGTTCGGTCCCGAGAAGATAAAGGAACTGTCGTCTTTCAACAACGGACCTGGATCTAAAAGTGATCTGAAGTTTGTCTTTGGGCATATCCGGTCCTCCAAGAAGTTCTTGAGTCTTATACCCAGAGACCCTCCCAGTGATGCGTGGCAGTCCGGGCACTTCTTTCCGTGGCCTTTGTCAAACCTGATGTATCCGCAGACATGGCATTCGGCCCAGAAGTGGGCTGGGATCGACATGCCGTTGAGATTGAGTGTTTTCATCAGAAGTACCTCGTTTCCATGACGTAAGCCCCAGCGTCTTCGTAGTGGACCTTACACATGAAGTTCCAGAGAGTTCTTCCGAACGTGCACGGGAAAAGAACCCCGCACGTTGGGCACATGAACTGTCGGTATTCTCCTACTGTCGGGTCTTCCAGGAACTCAGCAAGTGGCCCATTCCGATCGCAGACCATGCACTTGATCCATCGGCCCAGGGCGCCCGCGGTCCATATCTCGAACGGGTAGATCTCTTTCAGCTCGTCTCTATCCTTACCTTTCTTTCTCATAGGAATTCCTCGCCAGATAGTTCTGGATCATGCTCCCTACGCCCCTTTCTTCCACGGCCATACAGCTAGGACAGTCAAGTCTACAATATGGACCGTCGGAAAACGTGGTCCAGCAAACACTACATACGATGTTCATATTCGTAATCGTGAAGGGGTATCGCTCTTCATACATTAACTTAGATTCGATCTCATGAAAGTCCATCATCGTACTCGCTATCTTCCGGTTCATAAGCCGCTCCCGCCATGAAGTTGAACAGCCTTCTCCCGAAGCTCTGGTCTTCGACAGCCCCGCAGTTCGGACACACCATCTCCGAATGCTGATGGACCCAATTTCTTCCGAACTCCCAGGCGTGTCCGCCCGTCATGCAGGCTAGGCAAATTATGGTCCCCGGCGCGCCGCTCGTGAATGGGAGATTCACATCCGGGTCCGGCCTTGTTCTAGTGGCAGTCATAGGCCATCTCCATCAGGAAGTTCAAGATCCTTCCGCCAAGGCATTTCGGGACGCTGGCTCCACAGGATGGACATTTCATCTTGCCCAGATCTGCATAGCTGTCCCACCTATAGGTTGGACTCTCCCATCTACTCGACCTCGGAAAGAAATATTGGGAAGGGTGTATGTCGTCGCAAATGCCGCATACGACATAAAGCATCTTGGGGCCAGTAGTAGTCTTAAACGGGTGCGGCAACTCGACGTGGATATACGTTGGCACGGGCCGACTCCCCTATCATGAAGTTCATAAGTTTCCTGCCCAAGCTTCTGCTCTTCTTGGCGCCACAGAGCGGGCAGACCATGACCTCGGCCGGATCTTCGAGTCGCGATCCGGGCACCATATGTTTCAGCCAATCTGGGCCTGCGCCTGTTAGGCCCTTGCTGGCATCGATTCCGAATATCTCGGAGGCATAACTTACCCGGCCACAGGCCCGGCAGAGGATGAGGTTGCGCGATCCGCTCGTCGCGAACGGGTACGGAAGCGCTACAGCATAGTCGCTCACAACGGACTCCCGGCCATGAGGTTGATGATCTTGTTCCCGGTGGTCACGTCGGATTTGGCTCCACACTTCGGACAGAGCATGTCCGCGGCGCTAAATCCGTATCGGTCTGAAACCCTGAGGATCTCGATCAAGTGCGTGGACATGGTAGTAGATAGGTGGTGGTCATTTAACTTGTCTCCGAAGAACTGAGCTGCGTAGCTCTTTAGGCCGCAGATGTGGCACATGACGATGTTTTTCCACCCATCCTGCCAGAATGGCTCCGGAATCTCTATTTCAAACACAGCGTCCTCCTTGAAAAGTTGGTAGGGCCACCTGGACTCGAACCAGGATTAAGAGATTCGTAATCTCTCGTGTTCTCCAGTTACACTATGGCCCCGCGCTTTCGATTCAAAGGCTTGTAGCCGGGCAGGGATTTGAGGTAGAGATAGATGGCCGTGCGGTTGGACTTGCAAGGGAAGAATCCGGAGATCTTGTCTATGGAGCAACCCTTGGCTCTGAGCTCTTGGATGAACTTTTTGTCGTGATCGTCAAGCGACGTGAAGGAGTTCTTCTTGGGTTGCTTTCCATCTTTCATTGTGCCGGCCCTTGCGATAGAAGACCTTCCCGAAATGGCAGATCTGGCAGCGAGTCTTGCCGCAATCATATGGACTGTGCGCAGAGAGGCGGCTCCTCTTCTCCAGAAGCTGCTCATACCAGTCATCGTCCTGGGAAAGATCCCTAACAAGTCTCAGCCTGTTCTCGATGACTCTTTCTTTTTGGTGCCGTCTCCACGCTCTCGTTCTGCCCATGGGTTCTCCGAGTTAGTTCGCCTGCTTGGATTCGAACCAAGACTAACAGCTCCAAAGGCTGTTGTGCAACCAATTACACCACAGGCGATCAGCTATTTCTCTTTGACGTGTATGCTGTCTCCCCGGCCTTCGTTATCTCTCTTCGCCGCTTCCAGCTTGCTGTTGAAGCCCAGGACCGCGCAGTCCGCGGCTCCGCCCATGGTAGCGGCGCTGACCTCGCCGACGTTTATGTTGTCAATATAGACCGTCCACTTCTTTACAGGATTCCTCGCCATATCAGACCCTCCGGGTTGGAAGTATAGTTTTACACAAGATCCTTATACCTGAAAGCTAAAAAAGGGAGAGCCGAGTGGGATTCGAACCCACACATAACGGATTTGCAATCCGTCCCCTTAACCATTTGGGTATCGGCTCTCAACGCCCTGCTTTTCCTTCCAGAGGTGAAGAAAAGAATGTGAAGAAATTAGCGTAGCTAATTTGTTCGCATTGTTTGTTGAACGCTGTCACGGGGGCATTGCCTCCCGTGACATTATCACCAGTATTCATCTCCACGCTGGCGAAGCGCCAGCTCATTGTACCAGGGCCCTGCTTTTATCTTTATTCCCGCATCGGGTTATCGGGGCATAGTTTCACGGAAACTTATGCCCTCTAACCCGATAGGAAGATTGCTCGCTCCTATAATATCCGTCCCGGCGAAACGCCGGGTCAATGTACCAGGGCTTAACGCTAAGGGCGACCAACCAGATTCGAACTGGCATCTACCTGAGCCACAGTCAGGCGCTCTATCCAATTGAGCTATGGCCGCCATACTTCCCCGACAGCCCTTGAACCGCCTACTGGCGTATCAAGCTCACCCCTTTGAGGGCGCGTGTCGACTCGCACTGTCCACGGGGAATTGTATTGGTGCGCCGGGTCGGATTCGAACCGACAGACACAAGATCCTAAATCTTGCGGCTCGCCAGATGGCCTACCGACGCGAATATTTGGGCTGGCGGGGTGGGGCTCGAACCCACAAATCTCTCGGTTAACGGCCGAGGGCATGACCAGTTATGCTACCCGCCAATCTTTGTTTCTATAGATACGATCGAGTTCTCGGCGATCTTATCCTTTTCCTGTTTGGGAATCTTCACTCCACGCTTGAAGAACTTCCCGATACATATTCTAGAGCAGAATGTCATCGAGACCTTCCTTTTTCTTACGTGGGTAAGTCTAGCCTCTCGTTCAAACACTTCTCCGCAAAACGGACACTTAATAGTTGCAACAAGTCTCCCCCGCTGCGAAGTATGGTATCTCGAATGCTCCTTATGGTCTTGTAGTTCCAGATTTTCGTACCGGTTGTCTCTTTTCTTGCCATTCTTGTGGTGGATGATTTCCCCGTCGCCCGGGATGGACCCAGTAGTTTCCCACCAAACAAGATGATGCTCGTAACAGTATCGTCCCCGGTACTTCTTTCCCGGGTAGCCATCAGGAGCCTTGACCAGTTCGTACTCGCCGTTTCTCATGCAGACAGTATAGCCTGCATGATTAACACAGTCAAGAATAATGCGATACCTAAATCTACCAATGGACAATCCTCTCCCCCGATTATGCTCTCTTGATTCTCTTCTCCAGATCCCTGAGGTCCTTTCTGATCTTCCGCTTCTTCTCGAACTTCTCCCAGACAGATCCTGGAGTCTTCATCATGAGATCCTCTGCCTGATCGGCCAGATCCTGGAGCGCCCAGAACAGATCCTCCCTTACGGGAATGTGCTGGAACTCCGCGAACTCAAGGCACTCAAGGTCCTCCTCGGAGATTGTCATGTACGGATCAGCCAGTTTCGCAATTAACTTGTTCAGCGCCACGAACTTGTTGCACATGTTGATGAGATGAATCATATTCGGCCCTCGTAGATCATGTCTCTGACCTTGCTCATTACTTCGACCATGCCGCCGAATATTTCGTAGTTGTCGAGATCCGTTACGGTGATCGTTCCGAGGCGATAGGATGCCCTGGCGATGCGGCCCAGCATAATGCCCTGTCTAGATCTGTCCACATCCGAGATCCCCGTCTTGATCAGATATTTTTCTATCGACCTGGCGAACAGGTCGTGACCTCTGCTGCTTCGATTAACGTGCAGATCATGGCAGCATCCCCGCGAAGTTGACCCTTTTATTGAAGAAACTCTCCACGTCCCATAGATGAGCTTCTATCGCAACGAGCAAGGCAGATATGGCTGGGTCCGGATCGCTGCCACGCATAACCGCAAGGCCGTTCCCAAAGAAGGTTTCAAGGCATGTATGTTTCAGAGAATTCCCGCGGACGCCATCGATGTACGCATCGATAGCGATCCTGTATCGTTCTACGACACAGATGGCGCTCAATAATCTGCATATCATGACTTCTCCCTAGGTATTGGTGGAGTCGAGCGGAATCGAACCGCCGTCTCTTGGCTGCCGACCAAGCGTGCTACCATTGTCACCACGACCCCATCGCCGATATTTTTTACGCGGCTCGGCCTAGAAGGACTTTCACCTCCACGCCGCAGTATTTGGTGGACCCGGCGGGAGTCGAACCCGCGACCTCCTGCGTGCAAAGCAGGTGCTCTCCCAATTGAGCTACAGGCCCTTATACCGGATATACCTCCGCTCGAAGTGCCACTGGATCTCTTTGGCCCAGTTGTAGCACCCATGATATGTCTGAATGATTTGCTCTGAGTTGGGCAGGCCACTATTATACAGCCATCTGACCTGATGGGCGTGCAGATTACACGCCTTTTTATTGAGGGCGGAGCCGGCCATGTCAGCGCTCAAATCCATATTTGCAATCTCGTAGAGAATGTCTGAACATCTCATCAGGGCCCCAATCATGATCACACTCCCGACTTGATCTGCGCCTCGTAGTCCTTGTCGTAGATCGTGTTCATCTGGGTCTCCTCGATCATTTTCTTCCTCTTACTGAAGTGGGTCGACAGGCGCCTCAGTATAATAAGGCTTTCGCGAAGGTCTGACATTAGATCGGGATCTGAATGCTTCCGTTGCATCCCGCGGAGATGATAGAGATCTCTCTGCCATAAGTAAATCTCGTCGACACGGAAGCGGCAGTAGTCGAAGTCTAGACTTTCCTTGTCGAACTGTATGACCCGGTGAAGGGCGTTCGCCTCAGAGATCATGGTTCCAATCATCCGAACTTCTTCCATTGTCCCGGCCTCCATCTCCTTCTTGCCTTCCGCTCCATGATTGCGAGCCGATACATGATCGATGAGGACTCGTGGTCTCCGAGCACAGAGAGATCCGACCCAGCCGACTCGAATACGTCCACCCTGTACGACCAGTTGTAATCACCCCTGCCGGACATGATAAAGTTGACATGGTCCAGGACGGAGATGATCTTCAGCAGTCTCAAGATCATTGCATCATCCTCCCGAGCTCATCTTCGGCGTCGAGGTTGTGGATCGCCTGCATTGGAAGTCCAAGGGCCCTGCCCGCCGCCCTCGCTGCAACATCTCCAGACTCGCGGTCGCCAAGCATATCGAGCTCGGCTGAGATTCTCGTTAGGCTTCCGGCCATCGATCCACTGTGCCACTTGGGCCAGGCGCTTAGGAAATTCTGGAGATCGTCCAGATGGCCTATGATTTCCAGCAATGAGCAGATCATGGCACGACCAGAACGGTCTTCAGACTGCCCAGATAGGGCACGCTGTAGACGACGTTCGGCCCCATGGTCTCCCTTCCCTTAAAAGGGAGCATGATAGACATGCTCCTTGCCCTGCCGGCGATGCTAGCGGAGTCGTAGTCTTCCCGCGCTATAAGCTCGTCTTCAACCCGGCCAAAGGCGTGGTATCTTTTCTGCGTGTTGCAGTGAGTCCAGTTGTCGATCCAGTACTGGAGTTCGTCCAGCAGCTCAATGGTCCTGAGAAGATTGCAGATCATCCTCTCGTCCTCCTCTCGTAGAGCGCCTCTCCAATGATCGACAGGCGCAGCAAGACTATTCTCGACTCCCGATCTCCGAAGCCCCGTATCGATCGTACCATATTGGTGAGCCTATGATGCATGGTCGTGATGTATGCCTCGAATCTGTCCATGGCGAATCGGGCATCACCCCTGTACAGAAGGATCTCCAAGCGAACCGGAATGTCTTCCGAGAGTTTTTCGAGAAATCTTGCTTCGGCCATGTGTGCGCAGATCATCGTATTGCCGCTCCTGCCTGATGAAGAATTGCTAGCGCGTGGGCGGAGACCGTCTTGCCAGACTCTTTGAATCCAGGTTTCCTTGACATTTCTTCTCCCTTCAACCACTTCGCCATGAGCGTATCTGCCGTCCACCGGGACAACCACGCCCCTTCTCTCTTCTGACAGGAGTAGGCGATGAAGTCCGCGATTATTTCCAGCTCGTTGACTTGCTCTATCTCTTCCAGTAGCGGGCAGATCATTTAGACTCCTCCTCCGACAATCTGTCCTAGTTCGCTGTACGTCGCATTCGCCTTGAGATCTCTTACGCGCCGGAAGGTCTCCAAAATGAACCTCGCCATTTCAGTGATGGCACGGTAGGAGTTTGAGTCGCATACAACCGTGCACTCGCATCGCGTTATTAGATCGGCCAGCGCATCTTCGGCCTCGTGGAGGTCAATGCTGCTCATATTTGGGCATTCGAGTGACAGCCGGTTCATCGCATCGCTTACTCGTTCTAGGCAGTCTGAAGTATCCAGCAGATTGACTAGGAGAATCATGTCGTGCTCCTTAACCAAGTTACCGCCATCTAGATCTCCCGATTTCTCCAAAAAATTGCGACGATGTTATCCATCGAGCTCTCGGCGCGCCTGATGAATTCTTTGGTTTCGTTAAAGACCACATAGTCTGCCCTGTCCTTGCATGTCATTCTATGTATACTCCAGAACGATTCATTGAAGAAGTCCCGCATTTCGTCGACCAGCCCCATGTGGCTTCTGGCGCGCCAGCGGACTATGAAGTAGCTCATCTTCGCAGTTATGTCGTCGACGATCTCAATCGACTCAAGGATAGGGCAGATCATATGGATCCCCCTCTTGTGTCGTAGACGAAAATGATTCGATCGACACGGCACAGCCGATCTCCTCCAGCGTCGTGCAGTCGTGCCGCGGATGCAGAAAGTGAGCCTCTTCGATCTTTCGGCTCCCGCATATCTTGAACAACCTCTGGGCGTCCTGGGTCAGGTCGAAGGCATCGTCGAAATCGTTATTCCAGACCCCCTGCGCACCAAAGCTTTGGTGTCGCTTGAAGAGTTCTGTTCTGATAGTTTTCAGATTGATTAGGTCCCCCATTAAGAACATCTCGGTTATTCTACTGAAAATGTCGGCCGTTTCAAGCAGTAGGCGTAGTCCCATGCGCCCTCCTGACCTTGTCTCCTCCGTGGTTCATTACCGCGGCGACCAGGCGAACCGACATGGCGTAGGTCTCTATCAGCTCCCTGGTCTGGTGCTTCGATACCTGAATACCTAGGCCGGTCGAAATAGCGCTTAAGTCGACGAAGTTTCCCATGGAAAATAGGTTGCGCATATTTTCGGTGATGGCCGCCATCCTGAGGCAGTGGCAAAAGGGTGACATGGTTTGCTCCTAAAAGAAAATGGTGTCGGGAGCCGGCACTGCCCCGGCGACCTCCTGTGCTTCAAACAGGCGCTCTACTATCTGAGCTATCCCGACACCTATAATCGGCGTGCCGCCGGCAGGGAGTGACCGACGACACACCGTCACATTATAGGAGATTTTATCTATATTCGGTTGTCAAAGAGCACAAAAAAACCCCGCCCTGACTGGTCTCAGGAGCGGGGTGAAGTCGAGACCAGTCGAAGTTACGCAGGCGAATTCAGGTAGGCCAACGCCCGCGAGGACGCAATTCGGCATGCGCTAAAGCGCTGATGCCGTAATTGTTTGGCTGACCTGAGTATCACCGGTTTAGCTCCGACCGGAAGAGTTTTTGGTAGCAGGAGAGGGACTCGAACCCTCGATCTCTACGTTATGAGCGTAGCGAGATACCGCTTCTCCATCCTGCGATCGTCAAAGGGCACACTACTCTATCTTTCTTATACCGTCAAGTAGGTAGTTCCGGAATTTTTGGAAGCCACGGTGGGAATCGAACCCACTAGAAGGACCCTTATGAGAGGTCCCGAGGTGCCAACCTCCTCGTGGCTATAGCCCTGTGTACTCCAGGAAGATCATGACTGCCACAAGGTAAATGGCCATTCCGATCCAGAGAATCCAGAACTTCCACCGTGGTGTGGGTTCGAAATCCTCCATGGTCACCTCAAGGTAAAAATGGTCGGGGCAGTGGGCTCCGCCCCCACGACCTCCTGCTCCCAAAGCAGGCGCGCTACTAAGCTGCGCTATGCCCCGACCTTCCTACATGCAGTAGGGATTACACTTTGGACACGGACAAGAGATCGCGCAGGCCTTCGAGCGCTGTCCGATTGGCTTCTTCGCCTCGTTCTTGAAGAACCGATCGACCATACAGGGCATGGTCTCTCTGCTGAGAATCGGCTGGATCACCTCGTTGAGCTTTTTCCAGAAATCATCCGGGGCTGCCGAAAACGGATCGATCCGTTCGTTAAGTTGATCTGAGTCAATCGTTTGTAGTCTTGCGCTGTCTACCATTTTCCGCTCCTCACTCTGGGCTTCGCAGGATTTCGATCCCAACGACATTCCCGCCCTTGTCATAGTCGATATTGATCTCGCTGTTGATCTCAATCGTCTGTTCAATATCACGATCACGGAGTCTAAGATACGCCGCGTCTGTCTTCGGGTCCACTGATAAGATGAATATTTTCCCACCAAATCCCGGCAACTTTGTGCTAGCCACGATTGTCGTCCCTCAGCTCTTCGATGGTCCGCAGGCCCATGCGCCACATGGCGCCCTGGATGAACCCGAGCCAGCGCATGGCTTCCTCGGTCTTCCCTGACTTCATGAGATCGATCGCTTTCAGGCACGTTTTCTTGAGATGATCCGTGAAACTGCGCTCGAATGGCACGCAGTCTACCAGATTCTGGACGAGAGTGTACTCGTAATTTTCGAGGATCTCCACAAATTGGTCCTGGGTCATAGTTCGTTCTCGATAAAGAAGGCTATATCGGTGAAGTTCTCGCCCTTGTCGTTCATCTCGATCAAAGTAGTCTCGTCGTCATGGTCTAGGCCAGACCAACTCGCCACTTCTTTTGGGGTCTCTTCACCGCTCCCCAGATAAGATAGCTCCTTGGACATGATCTTCTTGACTTTTCCTTTGCTCCCGACGAACTTGGACTTGGACTTGTAATTTCTACTTTCCTCCCAGCCACCGCCACTGCTCTCTTCCGCATGGATGTTGCAGAGCACGCCCAGGCAGCAGAATCCGGTCCTGCCACTACTGGTGGTCTCCGCACACAGGGTTCCCTGGATCTGGTCATACTGGCCGCTGCGGAGCGCCGTGATCCACTTCTTTTTGACCTTCTTGTTCATCTTCCCCTCCTTGCTATTCAGATGCCATCTTATCAATGGATCCCCAGGCCACCTCATCGTCTTGAAGCGGCTCATGTTCGGCGGCCATCTTCTCGATGATAGGAATTATATCCTGCCGGTCCGAGCGGTAGGCTCGAATTACGCACGTATCAACGTCGGCCTCAATGACTTTCCAGATTGTCGTCCACTGACCGTCGATCCATGCGTCGCGTCGTTTCCGCGTGTTGTTGGTGGCGTCGAGGATGACGACCTTGTGTCCGGCGTGGAACAGGGCGCGGACCATTGTCTTTGCGATTGCCCATACATGTGGCTCGGCCTCAGGTGCGAATCTCTGTCCGTGCAGGGCCAGGCGGATTGCGTCAGGACATACGATGGGACCTCCGTGCGCCTGGGCGAACGTGGACTTTCCACTCCGCGGGAGTCCGACCGTTCCAATCAGTACCAGTTTTATGTCGTCCATCTTTTCAACTCCGTGTCCGCCTTCAGATAGAGCGGGTGTCTGGGGTGCCCATCTTTGGTGAGGCCGAGCTGCCCGCTCCAATTCATACAATCACAGTTTTTTCCCTGGAGCAATTGGCGCTCGCAGTTCAGTGCAGCCAACTTCAGCCATCGGATGCGAGTAACTCATACCCATCGGAACACCCTTGAAGTGGAAATCCAGGCCGCAATCCGCACACTTGATCTTGATTTCTGCCATGAACTCCATCACGTCTTCGATCCTGGCGACATTAACATTCGCTTCGAAGTTGCGATGATCACATATCCCATCCATCAGGCGCTCCCTCCCCCTTCTGTTTTACTGGTATGTTGTTGGTAGTCGACAAGCCTCGCGAAGACGTGGAATCCGCATTCTTCTGGGCAGACCAGGCTTGGATTTAGTGTCCCGTCGTCGGCGACGGTATGATCGAGATTGCCAAAAGCTCCGCAGTCAGGGCAGGAGACCTTCACGTACTTGCCGGCGAAGATCGTCCACGTGCCCTTCGTGGGTTTCCATCTTGATTCCCAATCTGCATACGGAATATCGTAGATTGCCATCAGCCGGTTTCCCCATTTTGTCCGGCCCGCTCTCAAAGCCAGCCTCACTCCACAACCACCTTTAGCTCGGCCCACACCTTGATGGCAAACGTAATAAGTTGGTGGAGGTGCCCGGATTCGAACCGGGGTCTTGAAATGCATCCAAATGCGCGTTTACGTGCGTAGAAGGTTCTGATCGCCTTCGGCCTTTGGTCAACAGATTCCAGCAAGATCGCCTAGGCCTACACGGCGAATTATGTCTCAATCACCTGAACGCCGAACGCAGATGATCCAGTCGTAGTTCGTCCGATCTCCAGCTACGACGACAACCTCGCCGGGATCGGGACTACCTATTCCTAGGCAGCCATGCGGTAGCCGTTGTCGGCACCTAATTTGTCATCGGATTTTTACGTGGCCTTCCGATGAACCACGGCACGAAGCAACATTCTTCCTCATCCAATCGATTCCTATATCACCCCCATATTCGTTGAGTGTGACTTCCTAGACTGCTCGTTCTTTCAGGTCCCCCGTGAGGTTCCCGTCCGGCACGATCAGGTCTGCGCTGGCGCCTTGTACGGGATCGGTTCTTCATCGGCGAAACGCCAATAGTAACCGTGTGCTCCCGCACTGGACTTATGGCCCACAGACGACGCATGCTCAATCTGTCGTCCGCCCGAATCCCGACGATTCTTGTCAGGGGATACGAACGTCAAATTGATGCATGGGATATAGTCGCTGTCCCATTCGCCGTGGACACAATTCACCAACGCATTCAGCGGACGGCCCTTCGTATCGTGAAAGATACAGGGATCGCCCACCTCCAGGGTACGCTTACCCATCCTGCTTCACCTCCTCTCAAGAGAAAGGGTTGCAAAATAGACAGGCCCATCGCCCGTCACACTCAGATTGTCAAAGAACATAATGCGGTCGATCCCCGTAGGGACTACAGCGACCGGGGTTTTAATGGAGCTACCACTCGGATTTGCACCGAGACCTCTAGGGTACAGGCCTAGCGTGCTGCTGTTATCACTATGGCAGCTAGTTGAGCTTCTTTGCTCTCTGCGGCCACCAGAAGTGGCCGGCCACGAATCCCCCGACGAACACGATCAGGGGCACCCACAAGTCTATCGCCAACTCGTTGTGCAGCGCAACAAGATTCGCCGCAATTAAAACAACAGAGCTGATGATCATGGCGAGTACATTCCACTTTCCTCCATCCTTCTTATTCCAGAAAAGATGGCCCATTATGCCCCCGATACTCCAGGGGAGCAGCCAGAGCCGGTAGCTGGTATCTCTGGCAATCTCGGAGATCGTATCTCCCCGCATATCGTTGGCGGCGACGATAATGTCCCAGATTAGCAGGATGATCCCTATCACAATCAGTATCCAGGTGGTGGTTTTTCGATTGTCCATCGTTACGCCCTCCGTGAAGTTGCCGACTATTGTACCAGAGGATGTTGAAAGAGTCCAGGCGACTGGGGTCGAGGTGGTGTCCTAATTTGATTCTCGGGTTTGGTGATGGCCGCGTGGGCAGAGGCTATGTGCGAAAGTGCTTTAGGAGCGCGGCGAGAGCTATACTCACGTAGTAGATGATGATGGCAGATAGAGCCGCGACCTTTGCGATTTTTATTGAGTTGCGCACGAGCGCTCGCGCCTCGACCGGGTCGTAGGGCGTGATGATTGACGATAGGCGGTGGAATATCCCTCCCGACGCGCTCGAAACAAATGTCAGCAGACACCCCGCCAAAGAAATGAGAAGTATCTCATCCCAGAGCCTGCTGCCGTTGATCCGTGGCGATCCGCGACATTTGCCCTTACGCCAGTCCATCTGCGTCGGGCTTGGGGATCTGAGCACAAACGAGCGCCCCACCGAGACGCTCTTCCAACCATGCGAATAATTTTTCAGTGACTTGTAGGACGCCTTCCACGGCGGGAAAAGGAAGAGTAGCACCACAATGCTCGCAAACACTCCTGAGATCACCCGCTGTTCCTTCTCGAATTTCATGGACCTCCCCTCTCCTCATTGTAAGTGTGCTTGTGCAAATCAATCCTCTGGCCCGGGTAGTTCATCACTGCCTTTCTCCAAGCGGCGACACGACCACTAAGCAGGGGCGTTGCTGAAGTCGCCGGGTGTTTCCACGAAGTTTCCCTAGGCTCCTCCGTGGCCCGTTCACGGCATGTCCATCCACGCTGCACGCATTCTCAATGCTCACGACACGCGGCCGACTCGAACGGCCTGAGTGGGTCTTCCGCCCACTAGCGTTGGCGCCGACGCTTGTGCATTCCCGCGCACTTCGCACGTGCCGTAGAGTTTGGTGGGCCCAGCAGGACTTGAACCTGCATGACTCCTGCTTGTAAGGCAGGCGCTTGGCCAATTAAGCTATGGGCCCACCTGGTAGGCCGCCTCGGAATCGAACCGAGATCTTCCTGATTAAGAATCAGGAGCATTCCCTGTTATGCTAACGACCCATTGGTCTTGGCACTCCCGACGAGGTTTGAACTCGCTCTAGCAGATCGAAAGTCTGCTGTGCTTCCATTACACTACGGGAGCGTGGAGCTACCGGGCAGAATCGAACTGCCGTCTCATCCGTACCAGGGATGCGTGTTCCCATTAGCACCACGGTAGCTTGGTGCAGGTGACGGGGATCGAACCCGCTAGTTCCAGCTTGGAAGGCTGGCGTCATCCCATTATGACTTCACCTGCGATTCTGCGATGGCACTACTTTTCCTTCTTGGGCTCCTTCCTCTTCGCTTGGGCTACTATCCGTGATGCCACCACGACAGGAACGCAGAGACCACCGTGACTCCAAGTCCCAACACGAAGAATGACCCCGAAATGAACGCTGCCCACCCAGCCATCTTGCCCCACTCGTCGTAAGCATAGGGCATCCAGAGCGGAAGGATCATACACATCATTAGGCCAAGGCCGATAAGCATTCCCGCTTTGTACTTCTTCCGGTCATTCAGCCTGACCCTAGTTTCCTTATCTCCTTCTCTAACGTCTGCACGTTTCATGCTTTCCCCCTATTCAGTTGTCAAAGATCTTGGTGTGCCTACTCGGAATTGAACCGAGATCTCCGCTTTCGGATGTTGGCTCATGCAGCCGGTCCCCCAACCAACTGTAATCCTAGCATCAACACCGCCGAGACAACCGGCGTCGGTATCCTGCCATTAGACGACAGGCCCACCATTTGGAGGCCCTGCTCGGAATCGAACCGAGATCACTTCGTTACGAGCGAAGTATGTTCCCATTAGCACCACAGGGCCGAATTCTTGGATCTCGCGCCCGGTTACGATCCGGACCTTCCAGGCAAAATAGCGGCTCCCTGGAGTCTCAGCTACTAGGGTAGTAGCATCGCTAAAGCCTGGCGTGCAGCCACTACACCACACGAGATTGTACTGGCGGGCCAGAAGGGATTCGAACCCTCGATCTTCGCCTCGACAGGGCGCTGCATTGGCCGCTATGCTACTGGCCCAATATGCTATAGCCGCTTAGGGGATCGAACCCACACCCGTCCTGAGGAGGTAGCGAGGGCACCTAACCGAAGTTCCAGTGCGGGAGTCGAACCCGCTCCTTTCGCATCTCCAGGCAGGATGGTAGCGCCAGCTCCGGCCATTGTTTTCGGCGCCCAGGGCGGAATCGAACCTGCCATAGCCGCGGCTCAAGCTTTAGCCGTCGTAGCATCGCCGCCACACACCAGTCCGGGCATCTTGGCAGGTCGTGAGAGTGCTGCCCTCTCAAGTCCGGGATTTGGAATCCCAGATCCAGGCTGCTGGACGACCTATAGTCTTGACAATTCGTTCTGACGGGCCCACAGAAGACGGACTCTCTGCAAACGAGTCCTGGGCTTGAACTCTGCGTCAAGAGCAGGTTGCAGCACTTTCTTTCGCTTCTTCTTTGGCTCCCACGGTTTCCAGTTTCTGTTCTGGTTCAGCGGGTGCGTCGGATCACAATCTATCATCGCGATCACCCCACAAAAAAACCCTGCGCGCCGGTTGTCCGGCAGCAGGGTTGCTTTCGGTCAACCGCAAGGGGATTAGAGATCCCAACCCCCGACAAAACCTACTTCGGGCTTGGTCTCGGCCATCTGTGGTCGTGTCGTCTTGCGGTACATAGTTCTAGCACTGTACGACATGGCGGGAAGGGCTGTCAAGACGCAATTTGAGATTAGTTCAGGCACAATCTGAAAAGATCGGCCCCGGGAAGGCTGGGCGGGCCATCCCACTGCGTATTGAACGGTTTATCCATCTTCTCGCGATCGAGTTCCCCCCTGGTGTCTGGCAGGACCATCCTTAACACGGTCCTTCCGCTCTCTTGTGCTTCTATTAGCGCAACATCCATGTTCTTAATTATATCGGAGAGCCTGTCTCCCGCCTTGAATTTCTCTCCCGATTTGATCTTCTCGATGGCGAGACCGAACAGATTGTGCGCCAAGACCGGAGGCATGGGAGCAACAATCTGAAGATCAGGATGGCCGAAACTTTCGAGGCATCCATGAGTATGATAATTGACTCCCGTGGGCGTCTGATCGTCACCACCGCCAATCGCGTGGCAGTACCATCCGTGGTCCTCGATATTTTTCTTCTGCTTTTCCTCTATCTCCTGAATGGACTTCTCTTTTGTTTCGTCATCGAGATTACACAGGCCGCAATTGCAACCCCTAGCGTGGACTCTCATGTCTGTAGCCTCCTGCGGCTCATCAATAACCGATGGCTCACCATGTTCTCCTATCCAGTCTGCGCTGAATCGTAATCGAAGCGTCCCGCATAGCCTTGATGCCAACCTCTATGATCGTTCTGTCGTGCGGTTCCGCTGTCTTCAATCTACGTTCTGCGTCAGCTATCTGAATATTGAGAAGCCTGATCTTCTTTTCAAGCTTATCCTCCCGGTTTTTCGATCGATGAATCGCTCGAAACATTCATACCACCCCGACTTCTCAGACAAGAAGCGCTCCTTGCCATTGATAATACCGATAGACGGCCCAGGGGGAAAGGGTTTAATCGGAAGTCCGTCGGGCGAGATACCATCGTTCAGCAACTGCTCATACTTTCTCCACTTCAAGATCTCCGGGCCGTCGAAAGTTCGTTTCCTCTTTTTCTTCTTCGCCATGAAGCCTCCTGGTAAAAAAAGTGGGGAGGTGGAGGAACACGGCCTAGGCCGGCCCTCCCCACTTGGTACCTTATGCTCGTATCTCTACGAGCTCGAAAGCTCCGAACTTGCCGCCCCTTTCGGGGCGCCACTCGCCAATGCCGACAGAGCGACCGGCCCTGTCGACTATTGATGCGAGGTCATCCGGCCGCAGAAGATCTTGGTCAATATCTGCCTTGACGACCATCTCCCAGCCTTTCGGAAAAATGGCTCTGGTCTTCTCGATCATCTTTCTTCCGCTACCGCGTGTGGCGATGTTAACTTCCGCCGTATACGGCTTCGGAACAACCTTCGTGACTGGGATAACATCTTCGGGAACATGAACCGCTGCACGAATCAAGTCTCGAAGATCCCAGTCTTTCACCTCATGGGCCATTCTAGTGCATGCCAGCTTCACGTAGTATCCCGGCATGCCGTACTTCCCATGCTTTCTTTCACTCCACTTCTCCCGACCATCAACAGGGCAGAGCGCCTGCTTGAACTGCTCGTCGGGAGTCATCTTCCCGAACACCTTCGGGTCGATTCGGCAGTTACGGATTTCTCCGTGTTTTGTCCGCCAGTTGCTGCACAGAAGATCTGAGATCCCTCGGATGACGATCTCGATGCTGGTCATCACCATCTTCGGGATATAGACTCTTCCGCCTTGTTGCATCGTTGCCTGTTCCATGATCATCCCTCCAGAGAAAGCGGGAGGAGAGGATTCCCGCGGGGGCGAGTTAGTCCTCTCCTCCCAGACAGCACGGAAGAACGCCAGCTACTTCCGTCCGCTGCCCTTTTTGTAGATGATGGGGAAGGCCTCATTCCGGGAGAACAATCTCTTCTTGGGGGCCTTCGTATGCTTCATGGAGACGGGCTCGAACCGGCCCATCATCCCATTGCAGGACGGCCTCCAGTCCCCGACACCGACACTCATCCCGGCGCGATATAGAAGATTGAACACCGAGATCTCGTCGATGATCGACTTGTCGATGCTCATTACGATGTTCGCCTCCCATTCTGCGGGGAAGCACCCGCGGAAGCGAATGTCCGCGCTCTTGCTTGACGGGAGACGGACCACGTCTTGCCGATTGTAGGGCGTCATGTTCTCGATCCCCACCACATCGTCTTCCACGAAGAAGCAACCGCGAGCATACGTCATGTTGAGCCCTTCAACGTATCTGGCAGCTCCGACGCATGCCTGCTTGAAGGCGTGGCCGGCAAGACCGAACTTTCCGGGCTTGTTATCCTTCCACTTCTCCCGCCCGGGCACGACGTAGAGGGACTCCATGTACTCCTGGATGGGTTCCCGCAATCCTCTCTTCGGACGAGAGACGTTCATCTGGTTGTCGAGGATTTTCCTTTGGGCCGCAGCCCCGAACCGATGCGTGATCAAGGGCGACAGGCCGATGATGTGGATGATGTAGTAAACCCAATCCGGCTTGATGATCTCGATCGTCTTGTTCTCGGCATCCTTGCCGGTCTTCTTTGCGACCTTCTTGGTCGTCTTCTTTTTCGTGCTCTTCTTTCTCGCTGTCTGTACAGCCATGTCAAAGACTCCTTCTGGGGTGTGGGACCTTTCGGCCTCCGGTGATTCATAACTTTATAGATTCTCCGAGTCCTCCGCCTCGGTAATTTGTGTTGGTGAGCAAAATGAACTGATCCAGCCGTAACCTAGCATACCTGATCGCGCCAAGACGGGCGATGACCTGCCTCCCAGCCACGCCCCGCCGAAGATGGCTTTGACAGCCACCTATGTAAGAGAGGATGTGGGCCCAGAGTCCTCTGAATTTCTTATACCGTATTTCCAGCCCGGACAAAACGTGCCCTACCGTTCCACACCGCTCCGTGCCAAGCCTACCAGCCTTAACCCGCCTGAACGTGCGCGACCCTCCCCGACGAGACTTGCACTCCAGCCGTACCCTAGCCCGCCAATTCATAACGCGCAGCAACAGGCTCCGCCCAACAGCGACCTGCCTTCCAGCCATGCCCCGACGAACATAACGGATCCCCGACCCGACCTGGCGAGCCGAGCCTAGCCGTCCAGCCATACCCTGCCACAACGAAACGGACCTTTCCAGACACCTCCGTGCCATCCAGCCGTAACCCGCCGAACCTACCCTAGCCTAACCGATCCGTGCCACAACGTGCCGAACCATACCATCCAGCCGCACCATGCAATTCCGGACCCAGCAATGCCACTCCGGGCAGAGCCGAGCCTTCCAGCCGTACCTCTACGGGACGTGCCTAGCACTGCCGATCAGCACCATCCACGCCTTCCAGCCTCAACACAACGTCCCAGGACTAACCTCGCCAAGACCAACCTTCCAGCCTCGCTTCGCTAGCCTTGACGAGCCGTACCGGTCAGCGACGAGCCCGTCCCAAACTTACCCTCCAGCCGCAACCCACAATAACAGGCCAAGGCCCGACAGGCGGCACCTGACCGCACCTACCAGCCATAACGCGCAGCGCCTAGCCCAACGGCACCCTGACGCACTTCGCCAGTCCTCCCAGCCAAACCCGAACAGAATAAAACGGATCATACAGAACACTTCCGTGCCGTGCCGTGCAGAACCTAGCCCTCCAGCCATACCGCACCGAGCCTGTCCGGGTCACGCGGGAACAAGACACACGATGCCATCCAGCCGTACAGGAACACGCCGTGCCGAGCGCGAACCAAACGCAACCTACGCGGACCAACCACCCAGCCGTAACATGACCCTCGGCAACCAACAGTGACGTGACCAACCCGAACGCACCCAACCATCCAGCCTAGACACAACCGATCTCGACTTTCCAAGCCAAGCCGAGCCTGACCCTCCAGCCACAACTAGACAAAACAATCCGCCCAAACGGCAACCCCGCCTAATCACGCCATCCAGCCATGAGATAACGAGCGCGGCCATGCCGGAACGTGCCCGGACGAACCTAGCCCAACCGGTCCGAACCTTCCAGCCCCACATGAACCCACAGGGCCTAGCCCCGACGCGCCAGATCCAGACGAGCCTAGACACACCGACCAGCCGTAACTTACCATGCCATTGCGCGCCTAACGCAACGGGCCTCATCCTGCCATCCAGCCACACCCGGATAAATCCGGACAAACCTAACCCGGAGCCGCCCTTCCAACCAGCCGTACCGGGACAAAACAATCCGGGACGGGACGAGCCTTGCCTATCCACGCCCCTCCAGCCATAACCCGCTCAGACGAACCCGGACTCGCATGACCCTCCTCGCCTCTCCGTCCAGCCGTGCCAAACAACGCCGCAACACAACCCAGCACAACACGCAAGGCCTGGCCTGGCCTACCAGCCGTAACATCCCCTCCATGACAGACGGTGACGTACCCATCCAGGGCGCACCATGCCATCTCCAGCCATACCCCGCCGTACACTGACGAACCCAAACGTTCCAGAACGTGCCAGCCAGCCTTAATCGCCACCCGCTGAGTCGCGGTGACGAGAAAGATAGATCTTCCTCGGGCGCTTCTGGTGCTTCCGCTCCTTGTTGATGCCGGACAGGATCGAATCGCACTTGCCCCTGATGGTATTGCACAGCTTCGCGAGAACCTTCATGTACTGATACTTATCGGCGATATGACGGAGATCATTCGCGGCGTTAATTAGCGCCTGCTGGCGCATGTCCGGATCAGACATGACCTCGAAGGTCGGAAAGTAACGCCGATCCGTCTGACGATCTCCGGTCTGGATGGAGATCATAATCGGTGACTCGATCATCTGCCCTCTTGCGTCCGTGTCGATCACGATGATCGAACGGCAGAGATACTTGGCCTGTTCAATGCGCCACTTGTCCGCTGCGACCTTGTTGACCCAATCAAAATAAGGGTTGAGCGGAGAGGATCCTTGGGACGCCGCGCTAACGATGTTCTCCGGCGTGCAGTCAACGCCACTGGATGCCAGGTCATACAGGGCGGCGCCATACGTCTTGGCCTCCACCTTGTTCAGGCGTGCTCCTGGACCAGGCTTGAAATCTCGATTATCAATGTGGACGGATCCGTTGACCCATACGACTTCGTGCGGACCCTTGGCCTTCGGTGGCTTTCTGGCCGATTTCCTCTTAGAGGACTTCTTCTTGTCTTTCGCCTTCTTTACTGTCTTCTTCTTCTTTGCCAACTTCGGTCTCCTGTTCTGAGGGGATCAAAAGAAAACGCTACAGTCTTCTTATACCGGAATCAGGTAGCGCCAATCGCCTGCTTCATTGCGTAGGCCATTTTAATGAACACGCCCTCGAACATCTTCTCGATGATCTTGTCGGCGTGCTCAGCAACAACTTCCTTGAACAGACCAGCAGGATCTCCCCAGGTGGATCCCCAGTAATCCATATCGGAAACCTGAGTCCGGATCATCTCCTTGATGCGCTTGTCGAGCGCCTCTTTGATCCAATTCTCAAGTTCGCGTTTTCTGCTCCCGGTGACGAGCTCGTAGATCTGGCCCCGGACCATCTTGTCCCATTCTTCTTCGGGAATTGCCTCTGTGATATAGTGGGCGACCTTCTGCGCGACGATCGCCTGGATATTCATCTCACCCGCGTCCATCCTTTGCCTTTCCGATCTCCGCGTATTCGCCTGGGTACCAGGGATACTCGGTTGGATCTCTATGGTAGACGCCGCCCGTTGCCGTTTGGTCGAACATGGCATACGCCTTGAGCCTAGGAAGGGCATCTGAAGATATTTCCTCCTTGAGCTCCCGGGCTGTCACCCATCTGTATTCGGTGTGCTCGGAGTTTATCGTAACCTCTGGGTCGATGACCATCGTAGCCTTGAAAATAACGAAGACGAATGTCCCCCCGTTATCCGTCCCGTTCGAGAACACCATCGCGATCTTCGTCGGTCGGATCTCGAACCCGGTCTCCTCAAGAACCTCTCTTGCTGCTGCCTGCTCCAGGTTTTCGGGTGGTTCAACCTTGCCTCCAGGAAAGTTCCACTTCCCGTTATCCGACCTCCTGAGGACCAGGACTCTGCGATCGCGCATTCTTTGGATTACTGTCGATACGGCTACTTTAGGCTCCATGTTTGGTCTTCCCTTTGCTAGTGGTCACGCGGTTGAACCTGATTGCCACTTTCGCATCGTCTGGGGAATGCACTTCGCAGTCATGAAGCTGGCACCCTATCACCTTGCCCTTATCCATAATATGGACAATGCAGTCCTCAAGATTACAGTCCTTGAGGCGCGACTTCTCCCGAACCTCGACTACGCAGTCACGGAACGAACACGACTTTACATCGCAATTGTCAAAGATCGCAATGCGTCCAGACCTGAATGCCTGCGAGAAAAGGCTTGTACGAACGTTCACTGTTGGGCGATGGCTAGGCCTCATCTGTCTTCTCCTCGTCTACGGGCCGAATTTTCTCGACTTCTCTGAATCGACCTTTCCCGAGCGCCTCCCCGATGAGCGCGCCGATGTGTTCGTCGTAATATCCGGACTCGACCTGATCCACAGCCTCTTTCCTGGTTTTGACACCTTCGACGATGAAACGGATGCCGCACTTGATTTCAACCTCGTATTTGTCTCTGTCCTGGTCCGGAACGTCTTCGGTAATATTGGCATGGATACTTGAGATCACGTGATGCATGAGCGACGTGTGCGTCCGAAGCGAAGAGACTGCGCCACCCATGTGGTCAGGGAAATCCGCCATGTTGCTCTTCAACCTGCTCATCAATATGCCTCCGATGTTTCGGTAGGCCCTGATGAGATCGTCTATTTCTTTTGTTTCAGTTTTGTCCATCAGATTCTCCAAATAGAGTGAAGCGCCTGCATCAGGCTGATCGTCCCGGGAAACGGGACAAAGAACATTATTAGAGTGCCGTATGCAAATACTTCGTGGAAGCACTCTGGGCAAAGGTTCCTCCTGTTGTGTCGATGCAGCGGTCCGGGCGCGATAAGGCAGAATTTATCAATGCACCTTGTCCACTGAAAGTCCGGCATGAAAACTTCCATCGAGTTAAAGTTGCAAACCGAATAGTAGACGGGAGCTCTGCACATCCGGCACAAGATTATGGAATTTGCAGGGACAGGAGGCCCCTTCAGGACAATCTTTCCCATCAGGGACATTTTCGTGTCCGCCTCCAAAATGCTCATTCTTCCTCCTCGTCCTCCTCGTCCTCGTCGATCTTAAGCAGGCTCTCGTCAAACGACCCGTCCTGTTCGACCTTGATGACGCCGTTCTTCCAGCCCTCGACGAGCGGGTAGAAATCCTCCTCCTTACAGATTTCAAACCCTTTCTTCTCGACTTCCTCCGCGAGCTCGCTGGTGATTTGGTAGACGGGCTTGCCGAGAGCTCCATCAATATCGTTCACGAGGATCTTGGCAACATCTTGAAGGGATGCCTTGTTCGGCGCCGCGGGCGACGGCTGCGGTTGAGATCCCGGTGCTGGCGCCGTCTGGGCCCCGCCTTGCTGTTGCGCCTGCTGCTGTGTCTGCTGCTGTGCGGCTTGGTTGCTCTGGACGTTTGCGACCGCCTCGTCGAGCTCTTCCTGTGTGGACCGTCCGAGATATACGTCGGCCTGGATGTTGTAGATGCTGTAGCACATCTCGAACTCGCCTTCTGTCAGGACTACTTCTCCAGATAGTTTCTGGCCGGACTTGAGAATTTCCATCGTAACGCCTGGGTACTGCTTCACGGCATAGGAGTGGCTGCTTCCGCCCTCGATGATCGTAAACGTGTCCCTGTGCAGCATCCCCTCGGACGGATGCCCGCGGTTCTCAGGTTTGTACTTTTCAGAATCGAGTTTATCGAGAAGTGACATGAGTAGTCTCCACCGGTAGGTAGTTCCCTTATACCATCATTGGACTGTTTCTATTTGGTCCCAATTGCCGACGATCGCTCTCGCCAGCTCTTCGTCCGCATCAAGCGCGGCAATAATTACACAGATCGCGACGGACTCCTGCGCAACATCCATGGACAGCAACTTCGTAACGGTCACGTAGACGCCCGAGGGCAAGTAGATCCTTCTCCTCCCATATTTATCAACGAGAATGTGGAATGTATGACCGCAACATGGGCAGATACCAGACTTCTCGATTTGATGCCTATGCTCGTTCCAATAAACCCTGGTCTTGAGATGTTCGTGATCTTTCCACTTCTTGATGTTCAATCGATACTTGATTGCGAAGTAGATCCACGGTACAAATAGTATCACCGCGAAAACTACAACTGTTCCGTACATAGAGTGCCTCCTTGCCAAGAAAACGACCAGATCCCAGAGCCAGCATAATCGACGGCTCTCAAGAGATACCCTTCGAGGTTGGGTATCGTCTGGACCTGCTACAGTCTATGCGAGATTACTTCGCCGAGATTTACGGCAATAAGGAACTGTTTTTTGACGTTGAGACCGTAGAGGACGAAACGCTGTGCGAATGGTGCTCCCGTCACACAGAATTTTACAACGAAGCATGCCGGCTTGTCAATGACTGTGCAGTCAGGGGACACTTTTTCGATCCTAGAGAGATTGCAAAGCTCAAGAACTATCACCTGGAAAAGGCGCAGATGATTAGCGCCGTCCTAGTGGGGCGGGCAAATAGGAGGGCTAAAGGCACGGGCGCCGAAGCGCCCGTGCAATAGCAGACAATCACCTATAGTCGGGCTCCGCCAGATTGCCCAACGGGCTGGGGAGGGGATGTGTGCTGTGGGGGTGACGGTCGCATGGTTTCCTTTCTACGGCTGGGGGGCCGCGATCAACTTCTGTACTTCCTTGGGGAGTTGTCCAGTCACCTGTGCGATCTTCGGAACACGCTCCAGGCACTTCTTGATGGACGACGGCAGGTGTTCTGACCACATGCTGTCGATCTCCTGTTCGCGCTGAAGATCAAGATCTCGAAGTAAGGTCAGCCGCTGGGCTTCGAGATTTGCTTGGGCCTCCGTGAATCTAGCGCGCACATTGGCCTCGTGCTGCTCTTCGACTTCAACCAGCTCCTTTGTGAGGCTGGCCTCTGCGTCCTTGTGCGCCCAGTCCTCTTTGTCGATGACCCCGACCTCGACTTTGAGATCGTTCGTTTTCTCGGAGGATTCCGCCTTGATTTTGGCGATCTTTTCGTTGGCCCTTCCCACGCTCGATTCTATCCTGGAGCTGAGGTCGACCTTCTTTCTCTCGATCGCCAACCGCTTTTCGCGGATCTCGGCCAAGCTCTCCTCGATCTCGCCCATCTTTTTTACCACGGGCCCGTTGCTGCTTTTGATGGCTTCGAGGATCTGCTGATTCAAGTGGACTTCTCCGGCCGCGAATCGCTTCTCAATGTCTCTGCGCAGGGACATGAATCTGCTATCGAGAAGCCGCTCTCCCAACTTGATTGTGTCTTTACTGTGCTTGAGATGGCCGTTGCTGTGCGGAGCCTTTACTGGTGTTCCTGGAAGCTCTGCTGGCTCGGGAAGATTGGGGGTGCCGATCTCGTGGTAATAGATCAGGATCACCTCCCAAAACATCTGCAACACATCGGGCATGGCCTTCCGCCACGTTTTGCGGAGATCCTCAACCTTCTTCACGATAGGGTTCAACCAGGGATTCTCGCTCCGCTTTAGGCTCCAGAAGCTTCCTCGGCCACGGTACAGCTCCTGGACGGTATTTTCCTCCATGCCGTCGGATACCAAGGTGCCCCAGATTCCCTGGAGCCAATCGTAGATCTGCTGTTTTCTTCCTGTCATCTTTGCCACAGAAATATCCTCCAGGTTATCGGCTTGTGTTCGAGTTAGAAATGTCCCGGACAAGGGGATCTCGCGAGCTGTCCTCCTTATCCGGGACGAAGACTTATTGGCCTACCTCGACCGCGGCTTCGACTGGTGCTGGCTCCTCGGTCTCGTGGGGGGAAGCATCTTCTACTTTAATCCCGACACTCCGAAGCTTCTCGGCAAGTGTGCGTGTGTCGGGCAGAAGCTCTTCCTTCTCGGCCTGTTCCAGATCTTCCTCCTCTTCTTCGGGACAAAGGAAGGCATTGAGCTTCAGGGACGCGATGAGTTCTGCCCCTGACGTGAAGAGACGATCCAGGTCCTTGAACGTGGTGAGATCTTGAATCGGCCTGCCAACTAGGTTTTTATGCTCCGCCTCAAATGTCTCGGCAGCATCCTGTAGCAGTTGCAGCAAGCCAGCGTCGAAGGTCACACTCGTCATTAGGGGGGTTGGATCGAGATATTCCGGTGAGTTACCGGGATTTTTGTCTGGTGCCCTTTTTTTCTTGTTCCGCTTGTCCAGGCACTTCTGGCACCTAGCGGGCAAAAATAGACCTTTTTTAACGTACCACTGGACGTGTTCAGCCTGGATACTGAACAAGGTCTTGCAATCACGGCATTTCTTTACCGCCTCTCTCTCGCCTGCTGTCACCTTCTCTCCTTTTGGGCTTGGGCCGATATGAATAACCGTCTCTTCAATTATCTTATACCCAAAAACTTGCCCCATAATTTTCGATGATGATTCGAAATATTTGAGCATTCGGTGTTAGGGTAAAGCCATAAGTCTTGATTGGCAAAGGATTTTCCGTATCCCCTTATAGCAACTAGGGTTGCGATGGAGTAAGAAGTGTAAGTAGGGTAAATAGTGGAAGTGTCTTTACCTGCTTGTAAGTACAAATGTAGTGCACATAAATATGGTGATGGTAAGTAGTTATACAAAAAAGCCATTGACCTACGCATTGTGCGTCCTATAATCGTCATCATCATGATGTGGTCTACTGGGAGTGCCGTGCTAGATGATGTGCTCCGGAGGACTCTAGGGTGTCAAAATTCGACGCGATAAAATATGCTGAGTGGGCCCAGGATGCGGTCTCGGATTACTTGGAGAACGGAATGTCTCTGAACGATTCCATCTCCAAGATTGCGAGCGAAAACAGCCTCACGCCCGCGCAGGTCCGCCAAGTGTGCCAGCAGGCAAATGTCGGCGCCTACGAGCACATCTTCAATCAGTCGGAAGATAAGATCGATGCAGTGTTTGATCTTGCAGACGCGAAAACCATCGCCTCCTCCATCTCTGAAAATGAGAAGGTCGCAAACGACAATCGTTCGCACTCCGACTATTTCCTTGAGCCGCCAAGGCCGAAACTCAACATCGACATTAACGCGGAGTTCGGCGTAGAGCAGATCTCCAACGAGCATGAAGTTGCTGCGCACGTTAATGATCTCGAACAGTTCATCGAGAATGCCAAACTTGCTTGCGATGAGATCCGCGCAAAGCAGCATGATAACCAGATGGCCATGGTCGATACGAGACGCTCATTGCAGCACGAGGTTGAGCAGGCGATCCTCGTCTCGGACAATCCAGACCGAATGGGCATGATTCGCAAAGTGGCTCACGCTGTAGGCCTGGGGGTTGAAGAGGCCAGCCAGGAAGTCGCATTCAGCGAGATCGCGAAGATCACAGAGACCCTGGTCAAGAAAGGCGTGTTTGGCGCCCTGGCCCAATTCCAGGCCGAACAAGAAGGAACCGCGCACATCCGCACGAAGATCGCAGAGTTCTCTAAGCAGGCAGAGGCGGTTCAGTCCGATCTGATCTCGGACACGCAATTGACCGGATCCGAAGGATCACTGGCAAAGGTCAAAGTCGTCAACGGGAATCATCCAATCCTCGTCAGTATAAATCAACTTGTCGACCAGGTCTCTGAGGAAGATCGTCTTAAGAGGGGACTGCTTCTTCTCGAAGACAAGGCGAGCTATGCGATCCGGCGGATCAACGACCTGAACACGTCTGCCCTGACAGATAAGTACGTCCAGCAGGAAACAATGGGCAAGCAGCCGGATATTAAGCCAAACCCAGATCCGGCTCTGCGCAGGTTTGCGAATGCAGGATGAAGGGGTCAATGTGCTCATACGCTGCTTCATCGGCGAAGGGTCCGGTGACGACCTCGAAAAGGTCGCAGTCGTTGGCTCTTTGTTCAAGTTCATTGGAGGCAAGGCGCTCAAGTCTGGCGGCAAACTGCTGGGCTGGTCGGTAAAGAATCCAGGGAAGGCTGCCACGGGCGGCCTCTTCATGATTCCGATGGCGGGAGCGGCTTACAGCAAGGGCAGGAGCGCGGCAATAAGGCCGGCGGGATACAATCCGAGCGCCGCATATTATCTGCCTCAGTCGAGAATGGTGTAATGAACTGGAGCCAGAGCTCATTTCGAATACAGAAATCTCCTCGGGAGATGCAGGCTGAAGCAGAAAAATATCTGCGCCGCCACCGGAACTTCGTTCCTCCGAAGATCGATTTTGGTTCCCTAGAGGCAGGCCCGGAGCCCGTGAAGATGCCTGAATTTCAGGAAGATCGTCCTTCGCACGCCCCCATTCTGCCGGAGAGCAAAGAATGCCACTCCCAGAAGAAGTAATCGCACTCAGGGACTCTGGAGTGCTGTCGGAAGACGACATGGCGAAGATCGCAGAGATGCGCGCCAATCTCATCGAGTCTTCTTCCGAGGACATGGGCGTATTCCTAAGCTCGATCGCTGACTCATTAAGATCCGTCTCGTTTTCCCCTGAAGACTTTGAGAAGGCCGCCCTACTTCTTAATGAAGAAGACGGCGATGAATACGAGAAGCTCGCCAAGGTCGATTGGGTATCCAAGATGGGGACGCTTAGCGGCGCCATGGCAGGGTTTGGCAAATTCATCTCGAAGCACAAGAGCAAGATAACCCCGGCGTTCCTGGTTGGAATGGGACTCGCTCTTGGCGGCGGAGAGATCGTGGCGACCAGGGCGCAGGCCAAGGCGCTGACTTCGTCCTTGGGTCAGATAAAAGAGCAGTATCCAGAACTAAAGAAAGACAAGATGACAGACCAGCATTTTGAGGCCCTGTCAGCTTTCTCGCCTACCGTGGCCAAGAATCCCGTCGTTGCATCCAGTCTGCTCCTGAAGATGAAGCAGTGGGGATCGATCGATCACAAGACGATCCAGGATCTGATCTCTATGGAGAGAGGCTTGCGAGACATGGGTCCTCGCGGCGGCGGCGTCGGAGACCTCTTGCAGTCTGCGGCTGCCGTACAGCAGCTCGTGGCGCCTGGCGAGGGCATCTTCGGTGGCGGAAGGCCGGCAAAAGCACAGTTCAATATTGGCGACCAGATCAGGATTGAGAACGTCGAGAGTATGAGCGTTCCGGGAGCATGAAGCTCGCGGTCTACAGAAGTAGATCGATGGGAACTGCTGACGTAGTTGGTAACGTCGTGGTGGACAAAGAAGGGGTTAAGATAACATCGGACACCAAGGAGCTCCTGAAGATAATCAGGATTTCTCTGAAGTCTCCGGCCAAGGTCAAGAGGATAAGAGGGAGATCGGCGACGAAACGAAAGCCCAGGGATGTGGCTGAGCACGTTTCCAATTCTCTAAGACTCAGAATCTCAAGTCCTTACTGGATTGGTCCCAGGTTCATGGAGTTGGAACAACCCAAGTACGTGGAAGTGGTAGGACCAGCGGAACTAGAATATGCCGTCAATCCTATCGAAGTTGGCTAACTATGACGAGTTCGACACGGCGGCTGGCGGTGGAACGAAGACGTACTGGAGAGGCTTTGAAAAGATCGTGCCGGCAGGAAAAGACGACATGGTCGGCAATCCAGACGGTCTCGGAGGCAACCGCACCAGGCCGCTGCCAGGAAAGTTGCAGAAAGACTCGTTCAAGAAGAAGGGCAAGAAGACAGAGTACTCGATGAAGAAGGTGGCCATCAAATTCTCGGCAGGTACGGTCGCCGGTCCGAAGAACACGATCAAGCAGATGGGGAAAGTCACGTCTGGGTTCCCCATGAGCAAGATCTTCAAGACGACGCAGACGAAGCCAATTTCGGGAAGCGCACAACAGATGGTCAAAACTTCTGGAGACAATCAGATGGACTCATTTCTCATCAAGGGGTTTGCCGACGAGCTTCAGAAAGAAGCTGGAATCGGCCGCATGATCAAAGGTGTCGGGAAGTTGTGGAAACGAGTCGCGAAACCCATCGCTGGCCCAGGACTCACCGGGGCAAAGACCCGGAGAGAGCTGGCCGGCGAAGCGATTAAGGGCACCGTCGGCGCAACCAAGCAGATCATCAAGAAACATCCAGGAAAAGCTGGCCTGGCCGCTGGCGCCGGTGCTGGGTACATGCTGACGGGCAACAAAGAGTAGAGAATGTCACTCACTAAATATATCCAGATCGACAGCCATCTTCCGGACGGAACTCCGGCGATCGAGCCGTTGCATTCGAGTCGTCTCATCAAGACGGCCTCGGTGACGAACTCGTTGATAAAGCAGGCTGCCGACGCTCTTCCCCAACGGGAAGATGGAATTTGGGTGCTTCTCAACGCCCTGGGCGCAGGCGAGTACTGGGGCAGCAATTCTAATGGCGACTATTTCCCTGAGGAATCGCTCAAGTATGCCTGTGACCTGTCGTATGATTGCCCCAAAGTTTACGACTACGGATTCAAGACCTTTGAGAAATATGCCTTCCCATATCGCCACCACGTCAACAAGGATCCCCGGAAGAGCGTCGGGGAGCGGGTGAAGCTGGCGGTCTGGAACGAAAACATGAAGCGGGTGGAGCTGATCCACTTCCTCCGCCGCTCATCCGAATTCGACGACTTTGGCGACATTATCAAGGTTGGCGCCCCGGATCTCGTCGAGCAGATTGAGAATGGCGAAATCTGTTCGGTTAGCATGGGCTGCAAAGTTCCGTTCGACGTATGCAGCGTCTGCGGGAACCAGGCCAAAAACATTGCATCGTATTGCGATCATCTCAAATATGCGATGAACCAGGTCCTCGACAACGGCATTAAAGTTGCCGCGCACAATACGAGGCCCCGGTTCTTCGACATATCGTATGTCGAGAAAGGAGCCGAGAAGACGGCCAAGGTGCTCAAGAAGCTCGCTGCGTGTAAGGAGGAGGCTCAGCGACTGGGCAACCGGACTGTTATCTGGGTTGCAGAAGGCATCACTAGGGCAGAATCGAATCAGCAGGATTACTCTCTTCCTTCAGCTTTTTATGCGGAGCTCGTGAAGTCTGCCCAGCGCAAGAAAGAAGCGCAGGAAGAGCCGAAGAAGGCGGAAGAGAAGGCTGGAACGATCTCCAAAGTAGTGCCTTCTAACGTCGGGGCGGAGAGCGCTAATGGGCTCGCCGCCATCAACAAGGAAGTGGGCGCTCCGTTACTCAAAGCTATTGAGCCGGACATGCCCGAAGCTGTGATGAAGGTTCTGTCTCGCAGCCCACTTGGGGATGTATGCTCAACGATGACTGCCATGGGCATGGCTCTCAAGCCGCACGAGATGCGACGAATCGTCATCATGAAGATCAAGGGCGGCAAGAGTCCTGATCAAATCGGGACCCCAGAGATCTCGGTTAATCGGGTTCGCCCCTCTCTTGCACGTCTACTGCATTCCCAGTTGGAGAAAAGATCAAGCCTGAGGGAGCCGATGCGCCGCCGTGTCCTGGATCTTCTGGCCATGTCGCCAGATCAGATCATGGATAAAATCGCCGCAAACGATGAGGCCGCAAATCAAGAAGCTCTCATGCTTCAGGAATCTTCTCTGCTGGAGAAAGCAATCCCGCTGACGGCGTTGGCCGCGGCATTGTTCGCCCTCTACCGGAAGGGTGTAAAGGGAGCGAAAGTCCCGAAGTTCATTGAGAGTGCCTTTGCTAATCACCCAGAACTCCCGGCAGCAGTCGTGGGAGCGGGTATTGGTGGAGCATTTGGTCCTCTCGGCCGGATGATGGTCCGGAGTCTCGGCCAGGAAAAAACGGCAGGGAGGGCTCGCGAAGCCGCCCTGGTCGGCGGAGCGCTGTTGGCCCCTTATCTTTACTCTGGACACATTCAGGCGAAAGCCCTGAGAGGTGAACGGGTAACGAGGGGAGAGGTTGCTGCGGCCCGTAGTCCTGGGAAGATCGGACTGACTGCCGCTGGCTTGGTTGCCTACCGTAAACGTCTCGGTTCAAAGGCAAAACAGCTTGCGAAGGGACTGTTCAAGAAAGCTGAATCCAACTCCGGGTTGGATAACTTGTTCGAGAAGAGATCAAGCGCGCCGGTTCCAATTGAGGATTTCCTTCGATATGGTTCCGACCCCGAGTTGGTCGATCTGGCGATCGCCGAGGGACTGCGCAAGGTTTCTGCTCGGTTGGAAACACTTGTAAGCTAAACATTGTAAAGGAGAAGTCAGATGCGCATGGACGAAATTCTTGCCCAATTGATGGGGGAGGATGAGACCGAAAAAAATGCCTCTGAGCAGGCCACTTCAGAAGACAGCGTGATCGCAACGATTGCGTCGGCGCTGAGCGATGAAGAGGTTGCAGAGGTAGAGAAGATCGCGTCCAGTCTTGAGCAGGAGAAGCTTGCTGAAGATTACGTGACGCTCGGTCGATTCCTGGCCCGTGGATTCCACGACGAGCTTGGCAAGATCGCTGGCAGCGAGAAGAATGCTGCGGGCGGAGCCGTCACGGGATTCGGTGGAACAGCCGGCGGCCCTGATGGCATGAAGGGTATGACCGGAACGGCCTACACGTCTCCCGGCGCCCCGGGCAACAAAACGATCGCCGCGGGTGGCGACACGTCTCCGGGTGCAAATAGCGCCGAGCCTGGCCCCAAGGCACCGAATGCAGAAGGCCAGAGTTACACGACGCCACAGGACGGCTCGAACGTCCTCGCCAAGATCAAGGCGACGGTCGATCAGGTTCACCAGCCAATGAGCGCCACCAAAAAGCAGGATGCAATGGGCATGCTGCACAAGATCGTGGATGCGGCGAAGCAACAGAAGCGCAAGCAGCATCCAGCAGAGGTCCCAAGCAACCTGACGTAGTCGAGATTCAATCAGGTTCCAAATAGGAGACTAAAGATGAGCCTGCAAGACATTTACAACGCTACCTACGCGGGTGGCGAAAGCGCAAGCGGAGAGTCCGAGAAGACCGCCGACGACAAAGCGGTTGAAGAGGCTCTTGCCAAGTTCGACGAAGACCAGTGCGCCAAGTTGGCGGCGACCGCCACCTTGATGGACACCTTCGGCATGGAGTTTAAGTCTGGCGCCGAGAAAATCGCTGCTGCCTGCAACCTCATCGATCACCTCTCAGAGGACGATGGTGAGACGGCAACGTCTGAGAAGACGGCAAGCGACGACGAGGCCCAGGCGAAAGAACTGGACGCCGCTGGCCGCATCATGGCCCAGGGGTTCATGGCCGAGCTCGACGATGCAGAGAAGACTGCGTCTGAAAAGCCGCCTGCCGGTTCGTTCGCGACGATCTTAGGCTCGTAGTTCCTGGAATCCGGGGAGGTGGAGTCCAAGCTCCGCCTCCCCGGGACGAGGAAGAAAAGATGGCTATAGCGAAACTCAAAAAAGCGATTCCCTACGCAGCAGCAGTCCTCGGCGGCGCAGGGCTTGGCGGCGCCCTCGGTTACGGAAAGGGCAAGAAGAGTGGAACTAAGAGGGGACGTGAACAGGGCGCCATTGCTGCTGCTCGCCATTTTCGTAGAGGGGCGAACATCAGAAATAGGGCCTTGCAGGTATTTTCGGTTCGGAACCAGCAACTCTCCAGGCAGAACCGAGCGCTGAGGAACCGAATCGGTGAGTTGGCCTCGGAAAGGAAACGGGCGACATGATCAGCAAAGTCCCAACAGTTGAGCAACTTGTCCAGGCCGCAATCGGCGATGCTGACTCGTTCGAGGTTGGCGAACCGCCAGTCGAGAAAATCGCGTCTACCAAAGCGGCGGGGAACGATGACGGCCTCGATCTGTTTGAGAAGACGGCCAGAGAACTTGAGTCCTGGGCCGATCAGGCTGAGTCCAATCAAGAAGAATTCGAGAAAGTAGCTTCTGCGAAAAAGGAGCAGGACACACACGACGCCATCTTGAAGTTGGCGATGGCGAGCACAGTGCTGCACACTCTCCACGAATTGGATGAACATGGCCAGCTAGGTCGGCTCGTGGAGAAAAATGAATGTTCGAATCAGCTAACTGGCCGTGAGCGCGTACTGCAACTTCTGGGGCAGTAGCCGGCTAAGGAGATCGATTACGATGAGCGATAAAAATAACATGGGTCCCGAGCTCGCCAGAAAGGTCTCAACTTGTTTGCGGAAATACGCTGATCTCCAGTCGGAGAACAAGCGTCTTACAGACAACCAGGAAAAGCTCGCTGGTGAGCGAGACAACGCAAGAAAGGAGGTAGAGGCGTGCATAGCGGTCCTTGATGGGATTCGGGACGGCGTCATTGACCCGGAGGACTATGAGGAGAAGGTGGCGGAACTCAAAGACCTGCCGGGCTCCTCCGTTAAGACGGCGTCTCCAACTGGACAGACGCCCGTGGTACATGCTGGAATCGGCAAGGTCCATACCAAGTTGGCTTCGAGCGAAGCCGGGGAACTGGACCCGCTTTCAGCGTTTCTACTTGGTGCTGAATAGCCGGAACGGCCGGCTGAGATAAAGGAGAATCATCATGGCAAGCAGCGGAGCTCTCTTCTTGAAGACGAAGCTAGAGGGTCTCGTCCGCCTGAACCTGCCGGTCGCTGCCGGCGAAAGCATTGTTGAGGGTGAGTGGTTTACCCGCAATGCAGGTGGTGAGGCGGTCAAGACGACTGGTCCTGTGAACATCGCGTATGTGACGTTTGCTGGAACGGATCGTCCGGACTCTCGCAACACGCAGGACGACCCGATTGAGGGTCTCGGCTCTCCAGTCGAGATCTCGACCGGTGGCGTCACGGGCCTCCAGGGCGACTATCGGGCCGACGTAAGCAACGTTGGCTTCGATGACGGCCAATCCTACACCCAGGACGATGCTCTGATGGTGACGAGCGGCAAGCTCACGCCACAGACTTCAACCAACCCGACCAAGGCTTTTGTGGAAATTGCCGTCGGGGCAGACAACCGACTTCACTTCACCACGGCTTAGGTCGAGGCTGAAACCAGTCAGGAAGGAGAACAGTAATGTCAGATGGTGCAAATGCGATGGCTGCGAACGCCTCGACGATTAACGCACTGTTCGGTGAAGCACTGAACGATCCCAGTGAGATCGTCAAGCTTGCCGCAGCAGGTGGTGCGTTCATTCGTGCCCGGCTCCGTGAGTTGTCGTTCCTGCGGAAGATCATCCCGCCTGTGATGGTCACCAAGCAAGACACTCAGCGCTCGACGCTGCATGACGGTCTGGTCAAGATCGTGGACATTGAGCCTGAGTCGAAGGCCATGCCCATCACGTGGCGCGGCGAGCCGGATGCCAGGTATGTTACTGGTCCTCGGTATCAAGTGAACTTCTTCAGTATTTCCAGTGAGAAGTTCGAGAAGACGGAGCAGGAGCTCCTGTCCTACGAGTCTCCGATCACGAAGATCATTGAGGAGAACTCGGTCAAGGACATTCAAGAGGAAGAGGATCGCACCTTCCTCGCGCACGTCGATGCCGCAATTGGCATCTCGGGCAACAGCTCCGGCGTGACCGATACGCGGGTTACCCGGAACGCGCTCACCCAGCTCATCAAGATCATCACGGGCAAAAAGCTCAAGGTTGATCTGTTCCTGATGACGCAGGAAGACTTCGCGGACGTGCTGGCCTTCGAGGCCACGGACGTTGGTGATCGTGTCGCGTCCGAGATCACGGTCGACGGCTACAAGTACAATACCCTCCTGGGGTACAAGCTTGTGACCACGATCAAGAACGACATTGTTCTTCCCAAGAACCTCTACGGGTTCGCGGCGCCGCAGTTCCTCGGGAACTTCTTCATTTTGAATCAGACGAAGTTCTGGATCAACAAGCGTGCGAATCTGGTCGAGTGGCAGAGCTGGGAAGACATTGCTGTTGGCATCGCCAACGTCAATGGCGTGGCAAGGATCACTTTGTCGTAGTTCACCACGGTGCCACGCGGTCCCCCACGCGGATAGGCGCCGGGATGGTGGGGAGGGGAGTAAAATCCTTCCCCACCTTCCGAACTACACGCGACTTCTGGCAATCGGGGTCTCCCGACGGTCGCTTGTAGTCCACCACGGGAAGGAGGCGAAGAAGAATGGCGATTAGCGGAAGCAGGGTCAGGGTCACGAATATTTCCGATGAGCATATCGGACTATCCCGTCCATCATCAGCCTTCCTGAGAAGGAAGGGGTATAAGCCAGCCAATTTGACCTGGGCAACATTCCCGGCGGAATGGGTTGATGATGCGATGCGCGCCCTTGAAGTCCAGGGCAGGATCTTAATTCACAACCTAGATGAGAAGGGAAGGGTCGTCCGCGAGGAGAAGCCTCAGGCAGACCCGGAAGGGGACCAGGACAAGGCCCCGGAAGACACCGTCGTTGCACTCAAGGAAAGCGAAGACGACGAGCCCGGCGACGACAATCCTGATGGGTCCGAGGTTATTGTCGAAGACGAGGCTCCGAAAGTTTCCGACAGCGCGGTCGTCAATCTAACGCCTGAGCCGAAAGATGCGACCGTCCCCACGGTATCGTCCGGTCTTGACGGCGATCCGGTGAGCGAGAATATCCCAGACGGGTCGGACGGCGACCTCCCTCCCGCAGATACAGAAAAAAGTAGCCCTGAAGACGGCGATGACGAAGCGGTAAAATACACAAAGAGCGCCCTCAGGAAGATGAACCTGCGCGGACTCCGAGAAGTCCTGGAGGACCGCGAGATCAACATCGACAGCACACGCAAGGACCCGATCATCGAGGCCATTCTGGATCACCAGAACCTGGGAGCATAGGTAAATGCCTATCCCGCAGGAAACAGTCGGGATCAAGATCGGAGATCCCGGTAAGAACGAGAAGAAGGGTGCCGTCCTGGTCAGGAGACTCCGGGCGTACATTCGAGATGATCCGGTCATCAATGAGTTAATCGAAGGCAAGGAATCCGGGGACGGACAACTCAAAGAGGCCATCCTGGATGCGATCGAGGATTGGAACGACACGCAGCCGCCTCTGGCGCGGATCAATATCCTGACCCATCCTTCGGATCGGCTCCTGATCCGCGGCGCCGCTATCGAGGTCCTGCACTCGGCAGGAATCTTGCAGTCCAGGAACCGGCTGGACTACAATGATGGCGGCATCGTTGTGCGGGACAAGGACAAGGCCCCGGACTACCAGGCCTGGATCAGCCATCTGGTCCGGGACTACGAGACCAAGAAGATCAACCTGAAGAAGAGCCTGAACATTTCGCTCGGATTCGGGTCAGTCCCGTCTGAGTACAGCGGGAATAACAGGAACGACGACGACAATTTCTTCTAGGAGAGATCCATGAATCTGATTGAGAAACTCGCAGCGAAAAATGGTCCAGATAAGAAACTCAGCACATACATCCGCGGCGCGCACACCGGTGTGAGTGGCGCTTATGGAGCGGCAGGCGGAGGTTTTATCGGGCATTTACTCGGCAAAGGCGCGAAAACCAAGGCCGGTCGAATCGCGGCGACAGCGGCTGGAGTCCTGGGCGGCGGTGCTGCTGGAGTAGGTCTGGCAAAATCTCACCGCCGCATTGGGCGAGCTCTATACGAGAAGCCAGGTAAGTAACAAATGGTTGCGACGGGACTACTAGAATTCGAACAGATCACGGTCAAGACGGTATCGCTTGACTTCCTGCTGGTTGAGTGGGTCGTTAAGCCGACGAACCGTCCGATCGACGACTTCGATTTCGTGGTCCTCAGAAGCCAATCTCCCAAGGGCCCATTCTCTGTGGTGTCGGAGGAGCTGGAGTCTATTTTCGCCTTTGCAGATGTTCATGCATCTCAGAAGGCAAGATGGCGCCAATGGCACTACAAAGTCCGGGTTATCGAACGGGACACGGAGAAGTTTTCCGAGTCCGAGATTGTTACAAACAGCGAAAAGCCGGACCGGATCGCTCTTGCGATCATCCGGAGAAACAATCTGCTTCTGAGGGTCAAAAACGGGATCGACGCCTTCGCCTTCATTGAGCGGACATTTGGGCAGAAGTGCACCTGCATGGACCCGGTGAAGTCAAGGAAGCGCCGCAGTGACTGTCCAATCTGTCTGGGAACAACATTCGTCGGCGGGTTCCTCGACCCGATTCAGATCAAGATCAATGTTAGCCCGTCCCCGAAAGTCAGCCAGTTCGCAAACATGGGAGAGCTCCAGCCGAATCAGACGGCCGCATGGATGAGCAACTTCCCGGAGATCAAGCAGCGCGACGTGATCGTAGAGGCCGTCGCGAACGGAACCCGGTGGCGCGTGACCAGGATGACCCCGACGAGGAAGAACAGGGCCCTGGTCCACCAGAACCTACTCCTGACCGAAATCAACCGGTCGGACATTGAATGGAAACTTGAGCTGCCAACTCTGGAGAAAGCATCATGAAACTTATCGAAAAGATTGCCGCGGGACCCTATATGCACAAGGGCAAAGGCAAGGGAAAGTCGATGATCAAAGCCTACATGGGCAAGAAGATGGGCAAAGACTACAAGCACAAGATGAAAATGGGCAAGGGCGGGATGACCTACTAATGAAAACGATCGAGAAACTCGCCGTCCGCGGTGGACCGAAGCATCTCTTCGGGATGTGGAAGCGCGTCTTCAAGCCCAAGTTTAGAGTCCAGAGGACCACGGCTGCGACCGGAAAGCCGTTAGAGTCGTACATGGCAACAGGAGTGACCGAGTCCAAAAGAAGAGCGGCCCAGAAGGCCCTTAAGGCTACCGCAAGACAAGCCAAAAGAGGAGCGAAAGCGGTTGGCAAGGCATTCCCCGCTGAAGCCATACCGGCAGCAGCCATCGGTGCCGCTGGACTTGGCGCTGGGTATGCACTCAGCAGGCGTCGCGGGAAGAAAAAAGAGCAGAAGTAGATGATGCTGATCGAGAAGCTCGCTGTAGGCAACCCGCAGGTCCCGAGTAAGAGAGACAAGAAGCAGAGGATTGCGCGGCGCTGGCTCACTCGCGGTGAGGATAAAGATAAGGACGTTGCCCCGGACGGACGAAGCAAGAGGCAATTCGAAGGCAAGGGTGGCGGATTCGGCGAGAGCATGGGCGAGAACACTGGCGGAATAACATTTTCCGGCCAGGGCGAAGGATACCGAAGGTCAGTGATGTGAGAAAGAAGGCCTTCTACAATGAAGATGCGGCCCCGAAGGCAGACACGAAAAGCGGATACGGGATCTATGATCACTCTGGATTGAATCCAGGGAAAGTCCCCCTTCCGGCGACGAACGAAGAGGCAAGCACGGCATCTGCGGTCGGCAAGAAGAAGCCCAGAAAGGCGACGGATAAGATGAAAAAAGAAGCCTCTGACGGCCTGTCAAAAGGATTCTCCGAGGAGATGCAGAAGCTTGGCTTCGGAATGATGCGGGGCGTGGGCACTTCTCCAATGGCGGTACCGCCGGCGATGGGCAAAGGCGGCGTAGTGGCCTCCAAGAGCAAGAAGGGTATGGGTCCGAAGATCAAGATTGTCTCGTCCAAGTCGAGAAAGACGTACTGATGATGGTGATTGAGAAGCTAGCCGAAGCCTCGATGCACGCCCAATCATTCCTGGCCCACAACCCAGGGACGGATGCGCATGGTCAATACGGCGTTGGCGGAGTTGTTAAAGGGCCGGTCAACGCCGTCATCGGAGAGAGAGGGCCGGAAGTAGTCGTACCGCTCAAGAAGAAGTTCATGAACAAGAAAGTCAAGGATATGGTACGATACTTCAAGGGCCAGGAACTCAAGAAGCAGGCCGTCAAGAAGAGGATGAAGATCGGAAAGATTGCCAAGAAGCCTCATCAGCACGGCGGATACGAGGAAAAGAAGGACGGGACACTGGTTCCCAACAGCGACCTTGGCAGCAGGCAAGCAACATCCGATGCAGCTCTACATGGATCCCAGATGGGAAGCCTGTTCTCAAGCGGGTGGCTACAGAGCCAATCCGTCAGGAGTGGTGGTCAACCGAATCTTCGAGGGTAAAGCAGCATGCCAACGCTAATCGAGAAGATTGCCCAGTACGGCTCCGTCGAGGTAAAAGCCCGCCGGGCTCGGGCAGTTCGGGAAATCGTACAGGGCGCGACGACCGGGACGTTCCTGGGCGGAGTATTCGGAAGGAGCACAAAGGCCGCCCTTATTGGATCGGGACTGGGAGCGCTGTATGGTGCCGCATCCGAGGTGATGACAAGGTCTGTCGAAGATGAGCAGAAGCGCCAGATTTCCAAATGGCAAGGGCGCTCCGACCCAAAGAGGAGTAGGATAAAGCCGTTCAAAGACGCAGAGTTCGGAAGCTCTGTTAGGGGGCATGCACGAGCCAAGGCCATGAAGATCATGAGGAGCACGGCATGAGCAGAGAAGATAGACCAGATCGCAAGATGGACATTCGCGAGTACAAGGAATACTGCAAGGGCAAGCACGGGGAGAAGTCTGTCAACGATAGCCTCCTGAAGAACATAAACCGGGCGACAGGCGGAAGAACTCTGAGTCGGTCTGAGTTCGACAAGGTCCATGCGAAGATCAAGATTGGCCAAGAGCTCAAGAAGGAACAGTAGTCATGATGATGATCGAGAAGGTCGCGAAGCTTTCTAAGGAGGAGCTTGACGAGCTCAATGAGTATGACCGGAAGAACGTCCCGCACTTCAGAAGAATGGCTAGTAGGCCGCAAGCAGCCCTCGGGTCTCAGCGTGCCCAGGCAGCTCTTGGGGCAATGAGCGGCGGAACACTTGCGAATCTCCTCGCTCGCGGCAGCAAGTACACAAGAAAGTACAAGGGACTGGCAACCCTGGCCGGAGTGGTTGGAGGAGCCGCGGCGGCGGGCGGAGCCGGGATGATGGCCCAAAAAAGCAAGAGGGAAGCGGCCAAGATGTTTCCCTATGAGGGAAGGAAGGCGAAGAAGTAGATGCTCCGGATCTTGGACATAAACCGCAATGATGGCGAGCCAGTTCCCTTCTGGGAGATGAGCCGCGTCAAAGAGGGCGTAATCTCCTCGATCAAGGAGGTTCTGTACTCCGGCGTCATGAAGCACCCGACCGGGATCCTGGCCAATAGCATCCAGGGGTATGTGACCGGGCAGTCAATTTACATCATCTCCGAGCAGCCCCACGCCGACGCGCAGGACAAGGGGATGGCGAGCCACGTGATGTGGGCCTTGCTTGGGAAGACGATCCCGATCAGGATCTTTGAAGGAGGACAGACGCGAGTGATCTTCAGGAAGGCTACGCTTAAGAGCTTCTTGAATGGTGGATGGGTCCATCCCGGGATCACTGCCAAGGAGTTTGTTTCCCGCGGAGTCGGTGCGGCCATGACGGGAATGTCCGGAATGAACTGGACGCTCAGGTCGCCCATGGGAGTTCCTAGGACGGCGGCGGCATGAACGAGAACGTGATCATAGCGTTCAGGGACGAGATAGAGAAGACTGCTCAGGTTGGGGGGATCCGGGCCGCTGGTAGGCTCTGGAAGAGCGTCTTCACCGGAGCGAAAGGCCAGAAGGCTGGCCTGGGAAAAAGGATCGGGAGCGCCATCAAGGGAACAGCGGGGGCTGCGAGGCGCGACCTGAGGACGACTGGCCTCGGCAGAACAGGCAAGATTGCTCTGACCGGCGCAGCGCTGGTTGGGGCCCCAGCTTTGGCGGCAAGCCATCTGGCTGGTAAACAGACCGCGGCCCAGAAAGCTTACACGAGAAGGTTGACCGGAAGTTACAGGCCAGGCGCCGGCATGTTGGTGCCGCCGAGATCATACTAGGGGAACAAGATGAACGTAATCCCGTACACGAAACCACTGGACAGGGACCTTCTTCTGAAGAAGTTGGCGGCGATCCAGGGGGGACCGGCCCATACGCCGGCAAACCCTCCCCAGGAAGACAAAGTACAGCCGGTTGGTGCGCTGGAGAACACATTCCCGCACAACACGCAGGTCCCAGCAGGATTCGGAGGGAAAGGCGAGACAAACATGCGCGGCGAGGGCAACCAACTCGCTGCGATCCCGAAGGATATTACCGCAAAGGTCGGCCCACGGTCGGTCAAGGACACGAACAATCCGACGATCAAAAAGGTCGCCAGCGCAGGCATCGAAGATGCGCTCTTGGCCGGATTCGTCGATGAGTTCAACAAGATTGCGAGGAAAGAATAATGGCCGTTGCAATCGTTTACTCATCGTTCAGCCTGCACGAAGCAGGGAAATCTGCCAGTGATGCTTCCCGTGATTCTGTAGTCGCAGACAATCGTGGGAGCACCAATACTGGTGTGAAGACCTTCACGGACCCCAACAGGGACTTCGACGCCGAGGGCATCGACAGCACCTTCCGGCTTGAGATCCTGGAAGGGGTGGATGCAGGGGATGTTGGCGTCGTCTCCGTGTCAACAGACACGATCACGACGGATGCGGGCAGCAACTTCACTGGATCAGACGGTGTTCTCTACCGGCTCTACAAGCCGCCGAGCGCCACCGAGATCCTCACCGATCAGACTAAGCGTGGGCGCGGGATTGCTGGATAC